CAGTGCGTGCCCTTTATGATCGAGAGACCGATGTGTTCGAATGGGGAGAAGGCTGGTCTGTTCCACCAAGGGGGTAAGCTAAAATGGCGACACTTGAAATCGAAATCGCCCGCTTTCCCAACAAATGTCAAAATCATGTCAAGCCCACTCACGGATTGCTCAAGTCAGTCCTAACTGGGCTTGGTTATTCTGGCGTTTGGACTTTGGCGATGATTCGCCAAACTCGGAAAAAGGGCAACATAAAGTTCCAACTCGTTAAACGCAAGGGCGGTGGCATACACATTCGCATCAAATACGGCGGAAATGATACCGCTTTTGATTGCATTTTAACACCACCACCCGGACATCCCGTGCAGGCGGTTATGGATGACCTACGAGGCGTTCACCCTCAAAATTTAATTACCATTCCAGTAATTCGGAACGAACCACTGGATACTGGTGGTATTCGCATTACAGCACCACCAACATACGAATTCGATGGTGATGATGGTGATGATGATAATAATGAAGAAACCACTCCAGAACCACCAATTAAAGCTGTTTCCGAAATCACGCCAGAGCTTCCAGAAGCCCCTGTAAAGCCCTCTTTGGCCCTGGAGCCTCTGCGGGTCATTGGGCTTGGCAATAACGGCACAGCCCTCACTCACGCCCTCTGTGCGATATCTGCGGTGCTTGACCCTGATGGTGGTGTACTCCGTAAATTGGCAATTAGCACCATCATCGATGAACTCGATCTGAATGGTTTTTGCGAGGTACATCCGCAGTACAATGTGCCCAACAAAGCGGCTGCTGTTATCATCAGGGGTCTCGTAAAACTGGGCTGGGTATCTCGCTGGATGTACCCATGCCGAAATGGAAGTTCACCAACAACAAAAGGGTATCTCATCACTCCTGCGGGTCGAGATCGACTGCGTGGGATGCGAGATTTGATGCCCGATCCCATTCAGGCTAAAGTTTTTAAACCCATTCAGGAAAGCAACCAAGTGGAAAATGGTGCAATACTGGGTAAGGTTCAACAACGTCTCGGACAACTCCAGCCCCTTCTTGAAGAACATGACAAACTGACTACGAAAATTGAAACTCTCTCCAACGAGCAATCTCAGATGGAAAGCGACAACGCCGGTTTCAGGGATTCCATTACCGCTAAATCGAAAGAAGTAGATGAGGCGAGGGAAATGTTGGAACTTTTTGAAACGGCTTTGACCGATGAGAACAACAATTTCGAGCGATACAAGAACGAGATGGTGATCGGTCAACAGCGACTCGCAGAAGCCACCAATCGACTTGCTGAAATCAAAAGGCAACTTAGCGAAATTATTGGTTAGCGGTGTCTTTTCTCACTTTACAACCACAAAAATCGTGGTATAGTGGCGATGGTTCCCGTGGGAATAACGGGTTGCTGGAACACCCACTTGTTCCTGGTCACATCATTCCTGCCCCAGAAACCCATACTGGGGAGGCGGGGGTAAAGTCAGGCCAAAGCGTCAGAGCATGTGGTGATAAACCGTGAGTATCATGGGAAGTTTATCCAAATGATGTCAAGGATGGCCGGTATTGAAATCATGCCGAAAGCTCCTGAATAAGTCGTTGGCCTTATTCGCCCAAACCACGGAGTCAACAGGGGAGCACCGACTAGTCGGACTAGTCGGTGCTTCTTTCTGATTTACAATCACAAAAATCGTAGTACAATGAATGATAATTCCCGTGGGGATAATAAGGATGAAAAATGTCTGAAGACAATGACCGTTATGTCTTGGGGGATGGAGCCAAGGACATCAGGGTGATATTCGAATGTCATGGAAAGATGTGGCATTTTCATACATTCAACCCTGAATTGATGAAAATGGGCCAGACTAATTACATGCAATATTCCCAATCCTTCTTGGGAACAATAAATGGCCTGGAAACCGAGAATGTAACTATATGGCCAGACGACAACGAGTTAAACCTTGGCATGATCGTTAAGAGAATATGCCAAGGTTATGACAGAGGTGTTGAAGATGGCAAGAAGTTTTTGAAAAGTTCTGATTATGCCTCACTATTGCCTTGGCTGACCCAAGAGGACGTAGACTGATATCATGTTCAAGTTAAGCCAATTCTTTCCGAGAGAATTTGAAAAGGCGTTACACTGGCTTGGGCAGAGTGAGTGGCTACGAATCGAATGCGATGATGAAATGGGCACAAAAGCTCAGATCATACAATCGATCCCCATTCTGAACTCCCACATTGAAAAATATGGCAAGGCCACGATAGACAAGGCTCATCGCCTACTTTCTACATACGCTACTCTATCTAGTTCCAGTTGCTTCTTCGTCTACTCCCTTTCCAAAGCTCATGTTTACGGCCCCAAACTGTTTCGTCCCACGTATGACATGTGCCTGGGATTTGAGAAGACAAAATGCAACATTACTTTTGAGGAATACCAGCAGCCGTTCCCTGTCATCTTTTTTGAAATACCGCCCGACTATCAACAGCGACTCAAAGATCAGTACGGAGCTAAGAACGTCCCATCTTATGTAATAGCGCTCAAACATAGCTCACACTGCATATGCGCAACGGCATTCTTCCATATGGACAACCAGATTGTCAACATAATGGGGCCACGCAAGAAATATCGGCATATTGAAGATGGCTTCACAAAAAACCGAGGCAATTCCAGTGACCTAGATTTCCTTCGTCATAAAATGGGTGATGAATTCGTTAATCGGTGGAAAGAAACTCAAGAGGATACTTATCAAAGTATCACAAATTACCAACTATCAGATTCAGACTTTATTGTTGCCGAAATTTGTCAACGTCTCGCTATAAACTTCTCAACCATGATGGTGATGTATGGCATCAAAAAGCCAAGACCGCTGGAACCCAATAAGGTTGAAAGAAGCCGCCGACAGGTAAAAAATAAAAAAGGCAACCCTAAGAAAAAGGCCAAGGCAAAGGATTACCTCTCAAAAGCCGTATACCTTGTCGAGTTTGAGCAAGATGTCGAATTCTATGAAATAAAAGAAAGTGATGAGCAACTAGAACAGCTACAAATAGAAGAAGGTATAGACCGAGAAAAACGAAAGTCTCCACGAACCCACTGGAGAATGGGATATTGGAAAATCCAACGATGTGGCCCAAGACTTTCTGAAACCAAACGCATATTCATCCGCCCGGTATTGGTGATGGCTAAAAACTTTTTAGGAGAGCTTGGCGACACCACGGCCACTTATACAGGGAAGAAACGAGTATGACCAAATCCGAATCGTTAGCCTCGCTTGAAGAGACCATGCAGCGGCAGGAGCCGCTGCATGAAGACTTACAACTATACCTCGATGCCGGAAGAGAAGGAGGCTTATTTGGAGAGTGCGAGTGCTTAAAACATCCTTTGGTTTTTGGCGTGCCATACTTCGAACATATGAATGCCTTTTACAACCAACAATACGTTCACAAGAAGGCGTATGTAGAAGAAAAACTCACCGCAGGCAATTATGCCGGAGCGCTCTTCATGTATGAACGACCTTACCGCATTGACAAACTATTGGAATGGGTCGATGAAATTGAAGACGACAAAGTATTCTGGGGATTAGTGGGTGATTGCTGGATCGATACCGAGAACATGTGGCAATACGAAGATGAAGCTATAAGCTTGCTAGAATGCGGTCGGCCACACCGAGAGTTTATAATGGACGAAGAGGAACGATCCTTTATGGATTCGCTACCAGATAAAATTGCTGTCTATCGAGGACACCAACAACACAATCGAATTGGCTTCTCCTGGACTTTGAATTATTGGCGTGCCCGCTGGTTCGCCAAAAGATTTGCCCACAAAGGCAAAGGTTGGGTGGCCAGAGGCATTGTTGATAAAAAGGACATCTATGGTGTGCTTTTGGGACGAGGCGAGTACGAAATTATTATAGTTCCAGATTTTTGTGAAGATAGATTCACATTCAAAAACATACGAGACATCAAGCGGCCAGACTGGATCAAAAATGTTAAGGCTTTGGCCATGAAAGAATTCAAGCTCAGCCATAATTCACACCACGGTTGGTGGCATTGGCAACAAGTTGAACGACACGCCTTGAAACTTGCCAAGAAAGTCCCTGGCGCTGACATTACTGTTTGCCAATTGTTTGCTTTGACCCACGATTGCAAGCGAGAAAATGAAAATGACGATCCTAAGCACGGGCATAGAGCAGCCGATTTTGTGAACCAATTAAAGTCGTGTGGGGTTTTGAAGATCAATGATGCCCAACTCAATCTTCTAATCGAAGCATGTAAGTTTCACAACGATGGACAAATATCAAACGATCCAACCATTGGGGCATGTTGGGATGCCGATAGGCTAGATTTGCCACGGGTAAAGATCACGCCTGATCCAAATCTTCTGTCAACCGAGGCCGGTAAACAATTAATGTGGTCGATATAAAAGGGGCTAACGTATGAAGTTCATTATCACGTATCAAAACGAAGAGGTTGTTGGGGACATCTTGGTAGAAATACCAGAGGGATGGTATCGTGTGTTTAATGGCCCAGTAAAAAATACAGACCGTCTTCTCAAGCTAGAACATAGAGATGAATATGGATTTGTTCCATATAATTCAAATTTATCCTGCAATAAATGTGTAACAGATCAACAATTTAGGAACAAGAGCATTGAGGAAAAATTGAAAGAACTTTCTTTGCACCCAGAATACACCACAGAAGATGAGCGAGAACAAATTAAAAGGGACTTGCGAGAATTGCAAGATGAATTAGATTTCGCATGGAATCACTTGTGTGTAATACGAAAAGGTCTACCACCATATGAATTGTGCCACGAATGCAAACAAGAACCTGCATTATTGGGCGAAAAATACTGTGAAGATTGTCGCAAACCTCCCCTGCACTGGGAAGACGTTGTAGCCATGTGAGGAAATCTAATGCCAACAACTAAGGGACTGTTGGAGATGATCTCCAACCAGATGATGAAGGGGCCACGGCATGGCCGTTATGCCGAAGGTTCTACCCCTGCATCAAGAGTGTTGTTTTGCCACAAGCATCAAAAATTGATCGAAGAAATCATACCGCACTTGCCAAGGGCAAGTGCGGCTGTTGGTGCTGTTGTTTGCAAATGCGCCATCAGGTTTGGAAAAGAAAAGGCAATAAAGTTCGCCACAGCCGTAAAGGATGGAGACTTCAAAGGCCAAAATGATCCCGCAATCCTATTTTGGCACTACTTATTGCGATCTGGGAAGAATACTCTGGAAGTCTACAAATTCACAGTAACAGCTTGTAGAGCCTATTGTGAAGACCGCACTCTAACTCATCTGCGCCCGGCTGAGACAGATGTGTTTACATGGAATCCCAAATGGGAGGCTCCAAACTTTGCAAACGTATAAGTTCCGAGGTCGGCCCTGCCACTATGAAAATAAACGAAAGTCCTGGGTGCATGATGGCAAACGATGGGGTTCATATTACCTCGTAATCTATTTAGACGATCTCAAACCAAAGACAGAGAAAGTGTGCCCATCTGAATTCAAGGCCAAGGCATTAAAACGAGTAGCAGGATACGATCAGCCAGCGGTAGATGCCATGAATGACCTTCTTAAAAAATTCCAACCTAGAGACTAAAAAAGAAGTCATCATCTAACTTAATTAGATCATCAAACAATACAGCGACCCAATCATTGTATCGCATGAAATACTTAAATTGAAGGAGTGTGGAGGATTGGAACTCCATTTGAATAAACGCCAATCTTGGCTTGCGATCCTTTTTCCAAACAAGTAAGGGCTTTCTACCGGATCGTTTTGAATCATCTAAAACTTGTTTCAAGAAATTATCTATTTCTTTATGTCCATTATCGAATGCAAAATTGAGATCAATATCGTTGTAACCACCCTTGGATTCAATAACAAATAGAAAATTCTCTGGACAAGTGATGTCCCCATAGAAGGTATCTTTAGCATGTTTGGGCAAATGAACTCCCTGCCCCCATCTATTACCTGATCCCACCGAACGTGAGAAATGACCCCAGGAGTTCTTGGCTATAAGTTTGGAAAATCGTTTGTTTAATTCCTTACAAAGATCACGCTCTACTCGTTTGCCTTTTTGACCAGTCTTGATACCTTTTTTTGGCTTCTTCTCCCAAATTGGCTCTACTTCAAAATCATCATTCATACAGTAACGGAGTTAATGTTCTAATATTTTCAACGTTCCTGCCAAATCATTCTCCGTAGTTTCTAGAAATGTTAGCAAATCAACCATATCTCGTTCTTCAACCGAGCCTTCTATACATAAGTTTTCTGCTAATGTTTCTATATCTTGAGCAATTTGCTTGATATTAGAAACATGTTCGTTTAATTTCCTCACACCTTGTTTACCGGTAGCGTCTTCAATATATTCATACGTCTCTTCGTGTTGTTCGTCTGGAAAGAGGGCAAGGTCTCCATTGACATTTTGTCGAGGCCAATTATTTTCATGTCTTTTACGACTTTTACTTTTATGATTGTCAACGATTTTACCATTTCCGTTTTTGTTGCCACTGCAAATGACATTTTCTCGGTCGTCTAATTTTGTGAAAATACCTGTTGTGGTTTTACGCTGAATAATTGGCAACGGATCACCATCATGCTCCCACTCTTCATATCCATTTGGCTCTACCTCGAACTTGCGAATCATATTAGTTTTAACAACTGGCTGTTCAGGAGAAATAGTGAGCGACCAAACTTCCTCGGTAGGCAATTCCGCCAACTTAACCTTCTTCTTGATAAAGGGCTGAATGGCCGCACATTCATTAGCCGCAAATGTCCAAATATCTGGCGTCGAACAGAAGAAAATTTGTCCAAGTTGCTCTCGCAGGTCTATTAGCCATAAAGTTCTATATTTATTTCTCGATAACCATAATCTGCGATGTCCTTCATCAAGTCTTTCTCCAATGGCAATAGCCATATGGCCCCGCAGAACTTGCGACCAAATTTTAGATAAACCAGAAGCGTATTCGGAATCATCAGCAGCTTCAAAAATTCGAAGAAATATTTCAGAGTCGCAAGTAGAAGAAACCTCATATTTCTTTTTTAGCATGTTATATTCAAGGTCTGGAATTCGACCATTATGAATTAAGCCGATTTTTTTATCTGTAGATACAAATGGATGATTGTTTGCATTTACAGAAGGCGTGCCCACACCAGCCGAAGCTCCTCTAGAATGCACCAACAATATATTTGGGTCCATTTTAGATATCTTCTTCCAAATATCTTTTTTTACAAATTCACTAGAAGGAATGGGTTCTTTGTGATATAGAATTTTCCCATCGTCTTTTTGAGTGCCCCAAAACCCAGCAGCATCTCTCCCTCTAGATTCTGTTTGGGCGAACAAACTGGTGATTATCGCATACGTGATATCCGGCTTTTTGCTCTCGCCGATATAGCCTGCTATTCCGCAGATGACACACCCCCCTTTTTTTAAGAATGACCCAGCATTATATGCTTTTCCCAAGGAAACAACAAGAGAATTAAACCATTGGTTGCGGAGTGGGTTCTACTGGTGGGGCTGGTGGAGGCGTGGTTCCTGGTGGAGGCTCAGTAGGCTCTGGCGTGGGTTCTTCTGGAGGTGCTTCTGGAGGAGTTTCTCCTGCCGAAGGAGATATAGTTTCAGGAGCCTCTTCGGCTGATTCCGCACCCTCTGGAGTCGCCAATTGCTGGACTGGCGTACCCATGTCCCCCATTAATTTTTCTATTTCCTGAGTAACTGTAGGAAGGACATTGGAAAGATCATCTTTATCCTCAATTGCTCTCATAATACCTACGCCTGACTTTTGCAAAGCTTCTAGGTTTTTCTGCTGATCTTGCGGCCAATTGGTGTGCAATATACGACGTATTTGATTAACAATGCGTTCTGCATCTGTAACCATTTGTCGTGCTCCTAAGCCCTCTTTATTTTCTTCCATATCTTGCAGCGCATTCAATATATCGCCAATTCTCTGGCCTAGATATGCCTTATTTTCATTCAGTACAAATTCTCTAAATTGCATTGCATTCCCTTTCTTACTATTATTATTTAGTAACACAAAGTAGATTTGCCCAATCACTAACGAAATAAACTATATGCCCGGAATGCCAGACGCTTTCTCTCATACTTTGCGTAATTATGGCAAGTAATTATAAAGGAAGCAAGAAGAGAATCAAGCAATGGAAAGAAAAGTAATCTGGATTATCGGCATGGCTTATTCGGGATCGTCTCTCCTGAATGTGCTACTCGATACCCAACCGACAATCAGGGGAATAGGTGAAGGCGCACAAGTCTATTCAAATCAACTGGCAGGCGGGCCATGTGCCAAGTGTAAAGGGAGTGTGGCGGAATGTTCTCTCTATGGTGAATGGAAGGGCGAACCGTTCTACAGATACACCTTCGACCATTACGAATGCAATGTGATTGTTGATAGTTCCAAGGGTCTGCGTTTGTTATCACGCAAAATCTTTGAGCCAGAATATGATTACTCTGTGGTAGTGATATCGAAGACTCCCCACGCCGAAGCTTATTCCTTAATGCAACATCAGAAGTGGGACAAGTGGGATACAACATCGCCGCATACTTCTGTTCGTTCTGCCTTTGATTCTTATATTGCCGAGTATACGATAATGCTGAATACATTGTGGGGCATAGGGTTTAGGAAGGACATCATCCATGTTAAATACCATGATCTAGCAAAGGGGCGACTCCAAACAATCTCCAAACTCTGTGGCGACATTGAAGAACCATATGAAGAGAAGCGATTGATTGACAATTGCTTTGACACTACCACACATATCATCGGTGGCAATCCTTCAATCATTCATCAGATATCAGGTGAAAACTTCGCTTGTCCCACCAAGGCCAGTGTATATCTTGACGGGAAATATGATGGCAAACTCGGAAAGGTCTTTGTTGATGAAGTGTGGCGCACTGATACGGAGTTTGTAGAAGAATGTAAGTCTGAGTATTCCCAAATGAAATCACGTCGTTTTTCCGAACTGCTGGAACGTCTCGAATATGGAACAACAGATGATATGATAGATGATCTCAAATAAAGAACAGGAATCACAAATAAGCTGTCCATTGTTCTATCCGCTCCATCCCTCATCAGCTAAATCTATTTCTTGCCGTGGTCGCTTTACCCCCACTGGCTTTCTAAGCCCCCTACAAGCGGCCTTAACTGCTCGCACGGAATTTCTAGCTTGCTTAAGCGTATTGGCCGCACCCTGTTCATATAGTTCTTTTGCCGTGTGCAGATGGAGATGGTCGTAAAACGGACCTATAACATTCTTAATGGAATCATCATCATTATATGTTTGCACTTCCGCTTTTGGAACTTGCCAACAGGAAAAACATATTTTTGGATATGTTTTGCCATCAATGAATGGTTTATGACGACAACTCTTGACGATTAAATCCATGTAATCGCCACAAAGTGGGCACATGTCAGACTTCTTGATCGTTTTCGTCATTTTTGTAGTTCTGTGCAGCGATGATAAGGCCATTAAAAAGTGGTGCCGGTTCTAGCAACCTGCTTTTGAATTCAGGATGAGCCTGAGTCGCAATAAAGTATGGGTGCATCTCTCGATCTAGCTCCATTATTTCCACTAAGCTAGATTCTGGATTACGACCGCTAACCAGGAGTCCTTGATTTTCAAATTGCTCCAAATAATCATTGCTTACTTCATATCGGTGCCTATGTCTTTCATTTATGCTTCTTTTGCCATAAGCCTCCTTAGCAAGGGAGTCATTAGCCAATTCGCACTCATACGCACCCAACCTCATTGTGCCTGATTTATTTTTAAGTCCTTCTTGCCCATCTACAAAACAGATAACCGGTTCTTTACAATCTTTATCGAACTCTATGCTATTCGCATCTAGGTTGCACACATTTCTAGCAAACTCAATGACGCAACATTGGAGACCAAGGCAAATCCCAAGAAACGGCATCCTCTTTTCTCTAACATATTTGATAGCTTTTATTTTACCTTCAACACCACGACTGTCAAACCCACCAGGAACAATGATCCCATGCAGTCCTTCAAATAACCGGTTCACGCCTCGCATATCTTTGTATGCTTCTAGTTCTCCAGCTTCAACCCAACGTATTTTGACTTTAACATCATTGGCCAACCCTGCGTGTAAAAGAGCTTCTTTCAAACTAATGTATGCTTCATCACAATTACCGTATTTCCCAAAAATACCAATTTCGACAACCGGCATTTTATTGTTAGCATATTTTTCAACAGTCTCTCGATATTTGTGAATCCTGCATCCACTTCTCTTGAGACGGAATTTATCAACAATCATATCATCAATTTGTCGATTGTAAAACTCTATTGGCACCTTATAAATTGTGCTCACATCAGGAGCATCATAAACAGCCGACATTGGAACGCCAGTCATATCAGAAACTTTTTTAAGAATCGAAAGAGGAACTTCTCTGTCCACTCGACAAAGAAGCATATCTGGATTAAGACCGTGAGACTTCAAGTCAATGACAGCACGTTGCAATGGTTTGGTTTTAAATTCTTTGATAGTGGGCACCCAAAGTATAGGGGCGACCATGACAATCATGCAATTGTCACCGAACTTTTGTTTGAAGAATGCAGCCGATTTATAAAAAGGATCAGATTCTACGTCACCTACTGTGCCGCCAATTTCGGCAATCACAATATCTGCTTTATTCCCTAACTTGATGAGACGTTCGCTAATCTTATCGACAACATGTGGAACAACTTGGATTGTATGTCCCAGCCATTTACCATCTTCTTGTTCTTGCACTAATTCTTTATAAACGGTGCCCGCTGTACAGATGTTGTTTTTAGTGACCGTGATTCCGGCAATCCTCTCATAGTGCCCAAGATCAAGATCGCATTCAGTGCCATCATCGCAAAGAAAGCATTCTCCATGCTCACGAGGAGCCAGGGTGCCAGCACCAACGTTTAAATATGGATCAAACTTAATTATCTCAACCGAAAATCCTCGTAATTTTAGCAACAATCCAATAGACGCCGCTGAAACCCCTTTACCAGTGCCACTAATAACTCCTCCTGCCACGATGATAAACTTGCTCAACGGTAGAACTCCTCTGTTGCTTCTATTTGCTTTAAGTAACAGGTATTATAGTTTTTGAGAACCAATAAGATAAAAGAAACAGGAGCGGCATATACTCCTTTTACATTATTTCACACGCACCGCCTGCGCAAGCAATAGTATCCATTGGCTTGGTAAAATCCTCCTCTTCTATCAATTGGGTATAATCTACATCCACGTATTCACGTTTTAGATCAAGCCAAAGCTTCCAATTGTTCACTTCTTTTAGAAGATAAGAACATTTACGAACGTCTTTATCACAATATCTTTCTGCAAATTGTTCAACTCGACGAATCCAATCAAGTTGTTTTTTGCACTTTTGAACTTCTGATTCATAGGCCCTAAAATCATCAATATTGCTTGAAGTCGGTTCTTCTGGAAGTTCTATGGGGTCACCAAGCCCTAATACAGCATTACACGCATTCCAAAGATTACCATCGAACGCATGGAGTCCATCAACAATCAACCCACTCGCCATTAATGAACCATCACCATACCTTTGAAAAATCTCTCTTGGTGTGTGAACATTTAACATTGGGGCTTGAGGATAATCTAAATCACCAGATTGTGGCAACAATGCGATACCTGAAAAGAAATTGCGATTTTTATAGATGAAATCAGTTACTTTGTCCCACTCATCTGGTCGGACATTAATAGTATTTGAAACGTTATGGGTAAGCCATTCTTGCGTACACAAATCCTTTTGCTTTCCATACTCTACCCAATTCTGATAAGTTGTTTTAACGCATTTTAGAAGCTCAATAGCTGCTATATCATTCTTAGTTTTTGCACCATCGGGCACTTCTATACAAAATGTAATTACACCATCAGTTTCTCTATAAACACTTGATTCTATAGCAACAGGATTATGCTCTTTAAAATACTGATAAACAGACTCTAAAGCATTTGCTTGTACTCTGCGAAAGTATCGTCGAGCATGATGTGGATGAACACCACTAGCGCTTCCTAACATGCAACTTGTGGTTCCTGCGGGTTTAATACATGTGCAACGTGCCGCAGGATTGATGCCAATTTTCTTTGCCATCCATTCATTTGTTTCTACAACAAGTTTGGCCATTTGTCGTTGAATAGAAGGGTTAAAAGTAATATCTGGGCTGTCCTGCATCCCTGTCATGCTCACTCCCAGAAGAGCCTCACGTCGCACAATAGCCTCTGTAACTGGTCCTAAGTAGTCAAAGCTAGAATATCCGGCTTGTAGCGTCCCAATAATTGCTGCGGCTCTAGCGGCTATGGCAAAATCTTCTTTACATCTGATTTTCTTGCCATTGATTTCACAAAGATTGCAAAACTGCCAACCGGACTCACCTGTCACTTCGTCTACCGGCCACATTCCGATTTCAACACATGGATTAGGCAATTGCTCGGTACTATCACTCCAATAAAATCCTGGTTCTCCAAATTGCTTAACAGCACTCATTAATTTGACAAACTGTTCTTTTGAGGTTTTATCCCGCAAAAGAAGAGCAGAATTGTTAGAACGACCACGTTGAGGATTTTCTACAAACCAATTTCCTGTTTTAGCAAGAACCATATCCTCATCATCTGGTGAAAAAATACAGATAGTGGCAGACCTTCGCACACCACCAGATAACACCGCATCACTTGCGTGCATAACGATGTCGTAAGCATCAATAGTCCGCAAGCGATCAAAGCCCTGAATTATTCTTTCATTTAACATGTTCTGAATAATACGCAGAGCTTCTCGAAGAGGCCCTGATCCTGGAGCTTTGCCAACACCAGAAGATAAATATGACCCTTTCGGACGAATAGCAGAAAAATCAAACTCTACAAAGCACCCTTCCCAATCTGGAAATTCTGGATTAGGCATATAGGTGGCCATTAGAACTCCCAACGCATCTGCCCATCCCTCAATAGTATCTGGAATTGTAAAAATTCTTCTCTTGAGATTGGCATGTTCTGCGACGGGGACATCACCAAGAGGCGGTGTCTTAAAAGCCTTAACCATATCAGGATAAAAATCTGGCAATTTAGCGATGTGATGATTCTGGACACTGAATCCCGTGCCACATCCACACAGTAATAGCCAAAAGCACTCTTGAAAAAATCGAATTCTATCGCAAAAAGAAACAGTGCAATTGTAGATTCTTGCATTCTTCTTTTCGATAGGCGTGCCACCAAACTGTAAAGCTCGTTGTGACCCTAATACTCTTACGTCTTTCGAAAGATTAAACGCCCATTCTATTTCATCTTTTACTTGAGGATATCTCCTCAAATGCATTTCTTTAACTCTATCACATGCTTCATTCCACGTCTCTCTTCTCTTTTCACTTTCATTGTATCGTGCGTACTTGGAATAGTACGTATAATCTTGTAATGCACGAATCGACATAAATCTTCCTTCCTAATTTCTAATTCCTATACTAATTCTAATTTCTATGACTTTCTCTCAGCAGGGAAGTATATCTAAAGCTTATGATTTCATTTTTATAGAAAAATCCTACTATTAAGAAATCAACTTGTTTAGTAATCAAAATAAGGTCAAACTAGCGTCGTGAATCCGTTGAGCTTCTTGAGATTTATACTCTCGCAACCAGATAAAATATCCAACAAATCACGATCATGAGTGGTCACAAACACCTGCTTATGATTGGCTAATTCTGCAATCATGTTATAAACTCCCTGAACGCCAATGGGATCGATGTTTGTGGTGACCTCATCTAGAAACACAAGAGAAGGGGATGCTCCAGAATTGAGCATCATAACGTGAGCAAATGCTTGAGACACCGACAAATTTAATCTTCGTCTTTCGCCACCAGACATAGCATAATAAACAAAAGGATCACCATCTGAGGGATTTCGCTCTATGGTTTCTTCAAGTTGATTGTCAAACAATAGAGAAATCTTCCCATCAATTAGAAATTGAAGCCAATAAGAAATGCGTGAGTTGAGAGCGGGTATAATGCCATCAATAACAAACTTTCTAATACCCGTATCGCCAAAAGCAGTAACCCAAAATTCATAATAAGGCAACTCCTTCTCAGCTTCTAACAACTCAGCTTTTTTATCGACACATTCTTTTTGTTTGTCCACAACCTCTTTCTCAGTAGATTCTAGGATCGCCACATATGGCGAAGGCCCATTGATCTCTTGCTCTTTACTAACTTTTTGCTCAAGCAATCCATCTATCTGCTTAGTCAGAACGGCTGCGTACACGTCTCCTTCTGGTTTTTCTATTTTATCTAATTCTCCACGCCTCTTCCGATGTGCATCTAATTCTTTCGAGGTTCCCTTATAGTGACGTTCCCCCGATTTGATGCCTTCTTTGAGGTTCTTAATGACAGTTTCGCATTCGGTAATTTTAGCTTTCTCATCAACGATAACTTTAAGAAGAGGTTGAATATCCTTCTGTTTGTTTTCAATGACTTTTATACATTCATCAACTACCATGCGATAGTTTTCTTCCACAACTGTGCCAAGACATGTGGGACATGTAGTATCTTTATTATCTTCATAAGACTTGATTGTAGCCTCATTCTTGACAATATCCTGAGTGGTCATGTTAATAACCATCTCGTACTTTTGTATACCATTATTTACATTATTTTTCTCCTCATTTGTTTCTTGTAGCTTAGCTTGAGCTTTATCTAACAGACCCTTTACTTTGGGCAATTCAGAATCTAGCTCGACGATAGAGGCATCTATCGCAGCAATCTCTTCCTGAGCTTCTCGATAACGAATCATAGCGTTACCGACATCTGTTGATTGTAGTTCTGTATTCTTTATTTCAATTTGTTTTGTGAGGGTATCTAGTTCTTGTTTTTTTGCAGTTATCCAATCACTTTTTTGTTCGTTAACTTGAGTAACACGATTCTTAGATGCCTGTAATTCTACTAATAGATGTTCATAACCATTCCCTATCAATTTGATCTTATCTTTGAATTCATTTCTAGCCTTTTTAGCTGAATCCGAATACTGACGATACTTGTCAAGCGATAACAAGTTCTCCACGATCTGCCTTTTAGCAGGTAGATCGCATTCTAGAAATGATCCTGCATTATTATCAGTGAATACTACTATATTGACGAAATTCTGATAATTCAAACCGATCTTATCTTCTATTTCTTTTTGCGTGGCTGGCATACCACCTAGAGAAATCTCATGGTCATCCTCCCACTTTTCATCTCCCAATTGACTCCAATCACTATCTGAACTTTCCCATAACCTTAGAGAATCAGGTTTACGTGTTCGAACAACACGATATTTATCCCAACGAACTTCTGTTCTAAGTTTCTTGCCAATCTTGTTGTTGATAACATTATTATGAGTTAACTTCTTGGGCTGTTTGATACTCTTCCCGAATAAGGTATAAACTATAATCTCTGGGATCGAAGATTTACCAACACCATTAGATGCACTCTTATCTTCTTCTTGTACATCCATGTTTTCGCCACGAATGAGAACTATATTGCCATACTGAGTTAAGTCGATCTCTATACCTTTTGGACCAAAGCAGAGAAAGTTTTCAGCAGCGATATACGAAAAACATAAATCAATCATACAAATTGCTCCAAAATAGCATCCCTATATTCCGTTCTGTCCCATTGATGAAAAACGTAAAACGGCTCATCTGATTTTGGATAATATAATTGACCATCTTTGAAAATAGGCTTAGAGTCAAGCCATCCTTCTTTTATGCCTTCGCCAGTGATGCAAAGCGGACAATCTTGGGGCGTATATAACTCATATCTGGCGTCTTTCTCTAGGTAAAAATAGAGATAATTTAATGTTGCTTGCTCACTTAAAGAATCTAACGTTCTGATACTATTTGTCCATAGCAAAATAGATAGATTCTTCAACTCTTCTGGAGTGCCAATAATAAATCCTGAGTTGATAATCGGCCTATGGACGAAATTCTGTTCAAATTCAGCCACATTTTGTTGTAGCCTAACTTGGTTAATAGAATTCCAAGAACTTTTACAATGTTCTTCGCCCTCACTACAAAGCATAACATATGCATCGCCTGTAATCCATGTCGGTTGAGTGAGCTTTCGAGCAGTTGCGGCTTTATTAATATATTCTACTGGGTCTCGCTGAAACAAAACATCCTTCGAGTCAGTCATAATAATGTTGTTGTATTTCCAACCATGATCCACTAGCCACTCGTAGAGTATTAAAAACCGATCTCTAACAACTACATGAATTCTATCTGGATTAACTTCGATTACATCATATCCCATTGATTTGAAACGATGTCGCATTTTTGCGTCCAAATCATGGCTAAATAAAATAACATCCCCTAAGAATCCGCATCGTCTTATAGACTGTAAAAAAACATTAAACTCTGGAAGCCGACAAAAGTCATGCCCACTGGCCCACGAGATAATTGCTGTTTCACCGACCGGATTTCTTTCCATCAAAACTTCTTACCGTCTTTAACTTTCATCTGCAATCATTTTTCCAATTTCTAACAAGTGTTCCTTGTTTAGGTCTTGTAATCCAGTATGTTTTTCAATTTCTTCAACATACCTTCCAAGCATTTTAGATTCTTCAAACAAAATAGCCTTAGCATTCTCGATTAAACACTCTTCTTGCTTTTTTTCTACCTGCTTAATTTCTAAACTGCCAACGTTATTATTTTGAGTAATGTCATTCCGCATGTCTATGGTTTTAGAGTCAGCAATATCGTCCACTATCACACGAATAAAGTTGTTTTCTAATTTGTATTTCCCCAGATCAGCTTCAGGAATTATAAAATGTTGAGGACTAAATGTGTTTCGGATGTATTCTTTATCATAAGTTTCTAGATCAAGTATAATTATGTGTTTGTGTTGAAAAGCTTCTCCAAAACTCAATTGCAAAGGCGATCCAATGTATTCAACGTTATGATCTAATTTTTGCTCAGCATGATAATGCCCAAGATAAACCTGACCCCAATCTTTGAAAATATCTGTGCCCACCTTTGTCATTTCCCCATCATGCTCTATAGAAACTTCTGAACGTATTCCATGCATACGGTTCCATACAGCGTTATCGATAGCAATGTGCCCAATGAGAATTTTAGTTGAGCACTCATTTTTAATCTTTGCCAAATCTGTAATGGGATCATGAGTGTAAGGTAAAAAACTGATGGGATGCTCAGCTATATCAAGTGTGCTAGGTTGAGCAACAACCGTTACGCCAGGAATAGCGGTTAGCGGAAACACGCTTGAGACATCTAGTTTCTTGAGATGCCAGAGATCATGATTACCTAAAAGAATCCATATTTTACTAGCAAGTTTCTTTTGGAATATCTCGAATGTACGTTGATAAGTTAGCACATCAATCTTCTGCCGATCATGAAACAGATCGCCAGCAAAGATTATATGATCTATATTACGTGATTTTGCCGTATCGAAAACCCACTCTAATACTTCAAGACAATCATCTAATCTTTCAGTTCTTCGTTTGTGTGGGTGGATGTGCAAATCACTAAAAAGAAGTACCTTCGACATACCGCCCTCTCGGTGGTTGAAAATAATAGCTACGGGAAAACTCTAGAAACCCGGTGCGCCCAAAAGGGGCGACTGTCCCGGTGGTATTTGGCCAGAGGGGGCCATTCCCGGTAGCGCCTGTGCAGGCGGCGGTTGAGGTTGATCAGAAGCTACCATATTAGATTGATCCTGTCCAGCCTTATCCGCTTGTTTTTCATCTTCGATAGGTTCGCCATCTAAAAGCTTTTCCATAACATCCCACACAGATGTAACTTTTAGTTGCGTTAGAGGTTGCGATCCTCCAGGAGCGCCAGGTGCGCCAGGTGCGCCTCCCATTCCCATTGGTGGTGCTCCTCCCATCGGCGGCATCGGTGGACCTCCCATCGGTGGGCCTCCCATTGGCGGCATCGGTGGCGCTCCTCCAGCAGGTGGTGGAGGTAGTGGTGGCGGTGCTTGTTCATATAGATCGACGAAATTGCTAAAACTTATCATGTCATTAAATATATAGTCTTGTCATGAAAAAAGGACATAAGTAGACTCAAAACTGCAATGCGAAAAACAAAATAGTCGCACAAAAAACATATTTTCCCGCCAAAATCTGAACGCCCATAGTAATTTTCTAACCCCCTATGCTGCCCATATATCCAAATATTTGTTACTTAAAACTGTGGTTGACAAGATTGAGAGTTTGGCTACAATTGTTTAATCATGGAGTTGGACTCCAAGAACACAGAGAAAAGCTGCAACTTTTACAAAAGGAGTAAACATGAACGCAGCCATTTTATTGATCGCATCTGCACTACCGGGCGCTGGCGAAATCGATGTGCAGTATGCTCACCTTGATCGCCAGCCCGTTCGGAACGTCTTGCGTGCAGGAGCGAATGTAATTCGCAACAGGCCAGTCAGAAACATTCTGCGTCGGGGAGCGAATGTACTGCGTGGTGGAGTAAGCGTAATTCGCAAAGGGGCGAGTGCCGTTCGTAATCGCAAGAGACATCCCGTTCGGAATATTTTACGTGCGATCCCAAATGCAGTTCGTCGTGTTGCCCGCATCAGATTCAGACGAACCAACCCCACCGTTGAGGGCGTCAATGCCCCAACACCTCAAAACGAGTAAAACTACATACTCGTTTCCCGCCGTTGAGGGTGTCAATGCCCCAACACCTCAAAACGAGTAAAAACTACATACTCGTTTCCCGCCTAGAGATTAAACCAGTGGTAGAAACCCCCCGGCTGCAATGGCCGGGGGTTTTCTTTGCGCCCAACACAAAAACGGTAAGCCCTCACCCTCATCACGAAGTCGCTGTTCTTCTTTTCCAAGGATTGCTGCTTCTTCACTATCAAACGGGCCATATAAATGGCTGTGAACGAAATAATACCACCCTCTACCAGCATATCCAATAGTGCCGTGTTCAGCATAGACATTACTGGGATCGTCAAATGCTGGATCGTTAGGGTAGTATCTTATATCCATTGACCTTGCCTTTTTTATTTGAAATATCCACCAGCCTTTATATACAGAAAAAACAAGTAAATTTCTCAAGTGCTTGACGATTGCCAAAGTCAACAGTACAATTTAAAACTTACAGGATACAGAGTTGATTCTCGAAGGAGCATAAGATGAAGAATGTTGCATGGATTGGGATTGGGATATTGACTTTGGCCAATGTCGTTGGGGCATTTATAAATGTCAATTACAATCAAGAACTAAAACTGAAGAATGTACTCTCTGAAGCCGAGTGTCGGGTGCTGGCAGGAGAAGTGCGACAAATGGAACACACGGCATCGACCGCCCAAACCTATGAGGAAGGTTATCGTGACGCTCTAATTCGTATGGGTGGTGAAGCCAAAGGCACTTATACAGATGGCTATGCAGCGGCCACGACGCTATATCGCTCGGCTAATTATGCCGATGGCTATCATGCCGCCATCGATCAGTTCGCCACATCATGGAGCGATCCAGGCACGCCTAAACCGGATCGATCAAGTAACTGGCCGGTTGGGGTAGTACCAGACAAAATCCCACAAAAGAAACCACCAGAAATTCTAGTAGTTCCAGAAAATCCAAAATTACCACCGCCTCCTAAATAAAAACCTTAGCTTACTAATTTTATCACCCATTTCTTATTTCCATGAAGAAAGCCCCGTCCACATAGGCGGGGCTTTTATTGGTTAGTCATCTTCTCTAAGTATTATATATGCAGCGTGAATTACGCCTGGGACATATCCCATCAAAGTTAGCAGAATGTTCATCCAAAAATGTAGACCGAAGCCTACTTGCATAAACACGCCTAACGGTGGAATAAATATAGAACAAATTAATCTAAGTGCATCCATGATATCATCCTCCTTGATGTTTTGTGTCTATATTATCTATATCTGCATCATGCAGATTTGCTTTACTTGTAAGCGGGTGCTACTCCCAATACGGCATCCATAGATTTAGATGATGCTTTATGGGAGCCATCTTCAAACACCACTTCGGCATATTCCCACCAATCATCAGGAAGATGAACATTGTGAAGTGGAAAACTACCTTGACGCAAAGTAGCCTTTTCGCCGTTCCATATCATGAATAAATCTTTTGATCCAGGAACCAATGCGACAAATGGTGCGCTTCGGAAACCAAGTATATCTTTCATCTCAGAAGGATAATGCTCAAAATGCATATCAATCATGTCAACGGTTTTACCATCTATCTCAAGCCCTTCTGGGGCTTTGATATGAGCCATTTCTTGAAGCAACCATTCTCTGAAGTCCATGAAATATATACGATCAAACTAATTTCTTTTGATTTTATTGCTCAAAATTGATATTATGAATTAGGGCTGTTGTATGCTAGAGTGGAAAAAAAGATGCAAAACCGATGTGACAATTGTTTCTGATAGGAGAATTTGGGAAACGAAGTGTGGAAGATACAAAGTTATTTTTTCCCAAATAAGATATGGTAGAGGGCCTAACGGCATACCAGATACGTATTACGCCATTAGTTTGAAGGATGGTCAGGAATCGATCATCAGTCGGCATAGAAAGAAAGGCCCCGCTATGCGGGCATGTGAAAAATATGACAGATGATAAAAAAAGCTTAATCAAGGCTATCACTACTCATGCATTAGAATTTGGTGATTTCACACTTAAGAGTGGCCAAAAATCCAATTACTATTTGGATTGCCGAAAACTCACACTATCATCCGAAGGACTTTTTGAAATCATAAAATCCATGTGGCGAGTATTGTACGTTGAGAACGTAGGACGTGTGTTTCGTACTGAATTCGATGCAATTGGTGGCCCATCAATTGGTGCCGATCCCATTGTTGGTGCATTCTGTTATAATCAGGGTCGTGTGCAAAATGGAGTTCGAGGATTCCTCATTAGAAAACAAGAAAAACCCCACGGCAAAAGTGGTTTAATTATTGGTCCTGTGCGACCTGGAGATAAGGTAATTTTAGTGGATGACGTAGCATCAAGTGGACAAACATTAGCTGATGCTTTCAATGTCATTACCGACTTTGGTTGCGAGGTGATTAAGGCAATCACAATAGTGGATCGTCAAGAAGGTGCCGAGACACTCTTGGCCCAACGAGGAGTGCCGTGGACGCCATTGGTAACAATTGAGGAATTGCGAATCGACGAATTAGCAGATTCCAAAAATCATTAAGGGCTTTACAAACACAACTGATATGTGATAAGATTATCATTGAACAACTCTTTCGATAAACATATTTTCAAAATCGCCAATTGGGCCTAGATACATCTGATACACATCAATTGTGTCTAATCTTACAGCCCATATAGGTGAAAAAATATGAGGAGTTTATTATTCGCCCTAGCGATCATTGTAGGATCGCCAGGAGCATACGCAAACAAACCTCCTGTCGCAGAAATAGAATTCACGCTCGATAAGCCATTTTTTAAAGTCATATCAGACTTCATGGCTAATCGAAAAAAAATTTCTAAAGCCAGTGGAACCACAGTTATAAAGAGCAAATTAAGGTCTTCTACTCAAAAACTAAAAATCAATAAAGACGGAGTAGTAGAATTAGAAATGCACTATTTAAGTGATAAAACAATCCTAGTCAGAAAACGTGAAGTACGTACAAAAGAGAATGTTTTAATCACGACAAAAACGTTGAAAGTCATTAGCCAATTAAGTGGCAGAAATGATAGATTCAAAACTTTCTCATCAGAACTTATAATCTCCAAAATGGGGAATAAAACACATATACGAACCAAAGTATGGATTACACTGCAAAATGAATCATTTTTTATTCGTCGCATATCAGCTATTTCTGCTCGGAATAGCTTGAGGAAAATGGAAAATGCTATTCGAGAAGTAACAAATTGTCCGCTAATGGCCCCTTGAACCTTCCAACGAGCGTGAATTGAAAGTTTTTTCTCCCTACAAGGAAGACGTGGAGAATGACGAAAACATTCAGTGAATTCACAATAAAAATTTCTAAAGACGATCAGTCTGACAAAATTAAAGTCATTATCAACCACGATAACCCACCATTTGAGTGCTGGATGGGAGCCTGTGAGCGATTAATGGATGTGGTGGCCAAGCAGAGTGGAGCAGGTTATGAAAAAGCCCTTGAACTACTAGTGCAAGGAGCTATGAAATACAGTAAAATCGATGATGAGTAAATTGTATAAAATCTACTCTATTTAATTACCACACAAATAGAAGGGATAAATATAAATGAACGAACAAGCTTGGCTTTTAGTAGAACTCATCGAAGAATTCGAATCAGAGTGTAAGATACAGATCAACCTCCACGATCCAAATAGCAGTAGAGATGAAGAAATTACAACTAATTATCAAATCTTAGTCCCCAAGACCATGCTTAACACTGCCGATCATGCCCCACCAAAGGCATTACTAATGGTTAAGTACATGGGCGAAAACAACAAACGTGCTTCAATCGAGTTGCCTCGTCCAATCTTAGAAATAGGAAAACGAATCACGGTTGATTCTGTTAAAATTAAAAGAACATAAAGGTCAAAATCGTGTCGTTATTTGAACAAGAAAAACCACAAAACGATTTTGAATTTGAAACAACTGTCGGCGGTTTGTCATTCATTAAGCCATATAAACACAATGGCGCTTGGGTCTGGGATGACGATGCAGGTAACCGACGCAATTTCGCACCGGCTGGTTCTGTATCAATGGGCCTATCACCCATTGTCATAGGTGCAGACCGCTTGATATCGGAAGCAGCCAGACAAAAAGAAATATCAGAACCCGAAAAGGGATTTCTACTTTTCTTCTCAGAGGAGCCTTTCCCAGAAGCGGATGTAGAATTCCAGTGGGTTGAGCAAAGATATACTGGAGACATATACAACGTAATCCCATTTGGAGAACCGTGTGCATTTCAGTTGCTATCAGGACAACAAGCGTGGCTATGCCCTGACTTGAGAACGCACTACGAAGTACCGCCACAAAGACTATTCATACAAATAGAATCAGCGGACTATGGTAAGTAAAGAATTTTAGGGTAAGTCGAAAGTAAAGACTACCCATGTTAAAGGAGGTTTACATGGATCATACGGAATTACTCGCAAGAGAGATTCTGCACTTATCAAAAGAATCTATACTTCATTGGATGAAAACTTTCAAAATAAAAGAAAGTGAACTCAATGTGCCCGATGAAGCTCTGCCAAGTCGTCTTCTTTACATGATACAGAGATGTGAAGACAGCACAAATTGGCCGACCACAAAAATAATGCGATGGATTGGATACATCCACGGATGTATGATTTGTTTGAATATTTGCAGATTGGAAAATCTAAAAGAAATGGTATCCGATTCTAAGATACATTTCCAAGAAGGAATCGATGACGAATTGATGGCTCACCATGACCCAGAAAATCCATTCCGATTGGACATGGGTGGAGAAGGATAAGCTTACATTCTAGAGATTGAGTGAGGCCCACTAAATCATTGAAACCCAAGACACGCATGGCTTACTCACTCAAATGCCCTTGTGGTGGAATTGGCAGACACGCAGGTTTTAGGAACCTGTGCCGAGAGGCGTGGAGGTTCGAGTCCTCTCAAGGGCACTCTAGAATCATTCTCCAGTTTCTACAAATCGATCAACAGCCATCCGAGTTGATCGACTGGAATCGCCTGCTGCAAAGAATTCAAACTGTGGGCCGTCAGATTCCGACCCGTCAGATTCCTGCTCAAATGCAAATTGCCGATCTTTTGCGCCCATCTTCATCTTGGTGTAGTATTGGGCCATTTTATTCTGGCTCCATACCCCCAATGGAAACTCATTGCCATTGGCCTCAAGTAAGAAACCTCTGTTGTCGCCTGGGTATTTGATGGCCGCAGATTCTTGGTCGTACTTGACGACCAATTCTAGAACCTTATTGCGAAATTCTGGCCCTTCTCCCTTGCCAACAACGAAGAAAGATTCCTCATCTTCGACTTGTCTGTGTTCTCCAGTTTCTTCTCCTTCATCATCCTTGACCTTTTCGATATAACCACCCAGAACAGGAATGAATCCCCAATGATTGCCACGTATGTCGGCTTCAAGTTCCTTGTTCTTCCTACGGTTCTCAAAAAGTGTATCCCCCCGGAAGGCTGTTATCAACGCCTGTGGGTCTACGGCTTCTTTGACCAATTTCATAACCCGCCCCAGCGAGCGACGTGCCGCTTCTTCTAGGGTTTCGTCGTATCGATCTGCCAACCAAGTGACGTAACGCCTTATTGGGTCATCTCTTCCGTCAATGAATTCATTGAATTTCATGTCTTTTCTCCATCATAATTATACTACGATTCTTATCCTTGTAAAGCAGGATCATGACTCATTCTAAAAGTCAATCCCATCTTTAACCGTCACAGAATGCCCCTCTTTCTCTAAGATTTTGATCCTTTTTCGAGAGTGATCCAGAAGGTATTCATTAATATCGAAGACGAAATCGTAGTATTCTAGAATCTCCTTATCAGAGGCAGTTCGTAAACCACGGCCAAGCCTTTGAATGATCTGATGATCTGCCTGCCCACCTGCGGCGTTTATCAAATTGTGGACAAATACATTAATGCCTGCATTGAATATACCCTGCGTGGCAATCGCTACTGTATCTTTCTTGGCCCGCTGCAACTTGGAAATAACTTCTTTTCTAGTTTTTAGATTGTCCTTACCCCGTACCCAAATCGCACCTGGAATCATGTTTTCCAACGCATCACCATGAGCCAATCTTTCCACAAGAATTAACGTTCGTCCCTTGAGAGATTTGGCCAAATTGGTGACAACTTCGTGGAAGTGCCAACTTTCAGCAATGCCATTGGTAACTGCATCTAAATAAATATCCCAAGGAATTTGAGGTTCATTAATTGGATAAAAAGTACAATTGCAAGCAGATAAAATCCCTCGATCTTGAAGTGTTTTAGTTGTCAAAATACCCTTCTCATTATCGGCAGATTTTGTTTTTAGTACCGGGCCAAAATGACCCTTCACAGAAAACTTTTGAGTCTTGTCTTTACCACCGAACTTAAATGGAGTCGCACTAACAGCAACCCGCACAGAGCAATCTTTCATCTTTAAATAGAACTTCTTTGGTACTTTGGACATCATGTCGTGGATTTCATCTACAATCATGACACGAATTTTAGGCAAAAGCGTCTCTATCTTGTGTAGCGATTGAACCGTAGCACATGTAAATATGTTGGGGTCTTTATACTTGTCATACAGCCGACCAACATCTTCAAAACCCCACGATTTTAACGCATCATAATTCTGGTCACAAAGACTTTTCTTGTTGGCGAGAATTAAGGTGGGCATATTTTTAGGCACCGTCTTTAATATCGCCACCATGATCGCCGTTTTGCCAGCGGAAGTTGGTGCAAAGACAACCCCTCGTTTATATTTGATTACCTGATTTGCTAAATCAACTTGGTAATCACGCAAACCTTCCCATCGATCCTGATCTTCTTTTGGCAAGTGATGAAGCCATTGATCTAGAAAATCATCACCTATCTGGGAGTAGAGGAATTTTGACTCAGCACGCTCGTCATGGAGCTTGTAGGGCACCTTCCAGTGATCGAGTGCCGCTGTAACTTCTGGCAAAAGCCCAGTTAGAAACCGTCCGCTCTCTTTTTTGAAAAATTCAGTATAGCCATCCCACAATCTTTGTTTATACAAACGGCTATGAAAATATCCTTTTTCTCGATGACGAAGTGCTCGCCAAAGGTCTAGCATGATATCATCACAATTTGTGGTCAACCAAGAATAGCAATTCTGAATTTTTATGGCTGCTTTTTTCAATGTATTTGTTCTGCTTCTTCTGACTCGAACATGATAGTTTCATTTGGAAAAATGATACTAATCCTATTTTGGTTAAAACAAACCAACAGTCGCTTAGCCAACTCCATCATGAATAAAGTAATAAGGGCTTCCGCTTTCGGGAACCTTGGATAGTTGATAGCTGCTACCTCCCATCCGGCTTCTGAATAATTGCCACATACGAAATTAGTGGGGGCAATTCGCACGGGGATCATCTCTTCCTTTGGAGATTCGCTTTGTAAATTCCCTACTTCTTCCTTTAATTCTTCAAATGTAAACGGTGTCCCATGATAGCCCTGGACCGACCCAATGTACAGTCTGGCTTCAAATGTGTTTGCCTTTCTAATTCGCATATTACCCTATCCTTTCTACATACATCTAGTCTTATATATGATAACAAATTTTGAACTTGAAGTCCAGTTCGACATAAGTGCTAATGAAATAATGATATTTTACTTTTTGCACAACTTGCCTAAATAATTTAGACATTGACTTAGGAATAATCATGAATTTTGCAGAATTTTTTGAAGAAGTAGTTGTCAGAGAAGCTGAAGAAATAATGCAGTCTAAAAGATTGCCTCGGCGGGATAATTCTACAATCGCCCGTACAAGTAGACTTCCTGAAGCCAAACCTGTTTATCGTTATCCAGATGACGAACTTGACTCTGATGGTGATGATGATGGTGATGATGGCAAACTTACTACGCTTAAAAAGTTGTCATATTTGGATAAAATTAATTTAGATAAAATTCCAGACGATATTGGCGATCAAATAATGCCTCGTGATAAAGAAGATCGAACAAGTCCTAATTTTGAACTCGATCCTTTCCCGGACACTGCTGCAAAAGAGCCGAGCAATAAGGTTTTGTCGGGAATTAAAAAAGTTATCACTGTTTTGATGTATCCCGTTTATGGTCCTGCTGTTTTTCTTGTTTCAAAGTTTTTTCCAACCGCTTTTCTTGCAGAAATGCTTAAGACATTAAGGTTTCACGGTGATACGATTGTAGGTGATGCCCGTCGTCGCAGAAATGTTCAAAGAACTATTAGAAAAGCCATTGTTGCAAGAGAAAAGGAAATGTCAGAAGAAATGAGAGATGCAATAATGAGCGGTAAGTTTGATGATGATTTGGATTCTCTTCTGGCAAGTGGGTTTAAGGATATTTTGCCAGATACTTTTCGTGGTCTCGGCGACGGTGCTGGACGTGATATAAATAAGCAAAACTGGATTAAATTGAAGAAAAGTAAAGAAGCACCTGAACGCACCTACCAAGAACCCAAGCGGTTGTTTTGAGATACATCATGAATTTTGCAGAATTTATTCAAGTTAGCGATAATTACGAAATCATACTCAATGATTGCGCCCAAATTATCTTAGACAAAGAGATTGATCCTAAAAGTCTTAACGAATTGGCTGATATCTATCTTGAATTCAATCCTTTAGCTCTTGCTGGCGGCATAGGTGGATCAATGGTAGCTGGTCCTGCCGGTGCCATTGGCGGTGCCATTGCAGGTCAAAAAGCTGGTCAAGCTGTTGGCGGTTGGCTGGGAGGTGGACAAGCCGATAAGATTTCACCTGCCTTCCAACAAGCAAAAGACGCTACAAACAAATTAATCGCTGCTCTTACAGGAGCAAGTGAAAAAGTTCCTGAAGCTCAGGCTTTATTACAAAATGCTCAAGCTATGAATCAATCTTTACAGCAAGTTGAACCTCAAATAGCTGGTGTAGATCAATCCCTGGCTCAAATGCATGACACAGAAACCAAACAAGCCGGTGGTATTGCTCAGAAATTACAAGGCGTAGAAGGTAAAGGGATTCTTGGAAAAATGACAAGAGGAGCAGGTGATGTTTTAGGCAAATCAGACATGCTTAGTAGAAAAGGTGGTGTGCGAGGAGCAATTGCTGGTGTAGGAGACAAACTGTCAGCTTGGGGAAAGAAGCATCCAGTTCTTGCTAAGGGCCTACAGGCTGGTGGTGCCATAGCGGCAGGCTCAGTGTTAGGTGGCATGGCTGGTATGGCTGGTGCTAGCGTTGATCCTGGTGCTGATGTTGGTAGTGTTGATCCTGTTCCTGCCGATTCCGCAGGCTATCCAGTACCGCCACCTCATGGGGGCGGAATGCCGCCCATACCTACTGGGGAATATCCCGTTGACTCGGCTGATCTTCAGCCCGGCCAGACTCCCGAAGACTATCGGCAGGCCGCTGCCGCTGATGGAACGACACAAACTATTGATGGTAGTGTAGCACCTCGTAGTGGTGGAGTAATCGGCAATCCAGAAGATATTGGTATGGGACCGGAAGCTCAAGCTACGGCAGCACAACATACTCAGGATTTTCAAAGTCAACACGCTGCACTCCGTCAGCAGGCAGTAGATACAGGTCGGGTGAGTCACCGCATGGCTGCAAACATGAGTCTATCTCAATTACAGAATCTCACTGGAGGCACCCCGGTTCAATCTGCAACGAGTTTTCCAACACAATGAAATCTTACAACGAATGGCTCCTAGAGCAAAAAACAGTCTATGAATATCCTAATGCTGGAGAAGGGGCCGCTCCGGGCGTAAAGAAGGAAATAGAAAACTTCAACAAGATGCCACCCGAAGACAAGCAGGATAAACCCTTGTTAGAGTTCCTAATCGGGCCTAGCACACAGCCATATAAAATGTCCAAAGAGGATGCGAACTACGTAGATAAAACAAATGGGTCACAAACGTGTGGAAATTGTGAGTATGCCTATAAACAAGTGGCAACCGGGAAGCTAATTTGCAGTATGATGAGAGGCGAAATCAAATCAGAAGGTTGGTGCCGTCTTTGGGATGAATAATCTTAACTAGTCTTGCGCCCCATAATATCATCTGCTGAAAGATCATGCTGCCATTTTTGCAAGTTTCTAAAAATGACATCTTTGGGCACACCGTGAGCATTGTTGCTTGCCAAAAATTCAGCAAACTTACCCAATTTATCCTTATCTCTTTGATGCGGGGGATTCGCCGCTAACAAATGCCGATTATCACGCCACCAATCTGACTCTGGTTCTTTGATGACAACTCTATATCCGGCCTTCTCTGCATATTCAACATAGTTCTTCATATATCTAGCTAATACATTTTGGTTGTCCACCACAAGTGGCGTCATCCACTGATCTACAGCTTTTTTGAACTTGTCAAAACTCCATTTTTGTGCATCGCCAAGTTTTTTACCTGTCCAATTTTGTCGATAAGTAGCAAGTTCTATTTGATCTTCGGCCTCTTGATCGATGGGCACACCAAGATTCTCTCGACGACGACGGTCGGCAAGCAAATCTTTGATCCAATAATTGTCATTAGAAAAAATATTGTCAGCAGGATCACCTCCACCATATATTTCCAGCATCTTTTTTGCGGTGTGGCTCTTGCCAGAACCAGACAACCCACGCATGATAATCACAACTCGATCTGGAGGAGCCGTTTCTTTTGCTTCAACGCACCATTTGCTGAATTTCTTCATCGCAGTCCTCGTATACCACTTTAGAAAACCAACGGCATTCGCCATCAACAATCCAGGTTAAACTTGCATTTTGAATTCCATCATCCTTGTAAGACTCATAATTCATACTAGTAGGTCGATTGACACCCACTGGCTTGTATCGCTTAAAAAGATACGTCATATCTTTTTTGGTGATAGTATCATGCAAAACACGGCAAGATGCAGCGTGCCCTACAATAATGTATTTATCAGAACTACGCAAACTCTTTACAAAAACCCCCACTCGTTCAACGAATTCATCAAGAGTCTCATTCCAGTACAAACACGCCTCCTCCTGCCAGTGTTCTTGGGGCCAGTGAAAATTTGGAAAAAGCTCTTTTCTATTGACAATTTTCATCCTACCCTCAGCAAGATCGGCTTCTTCTTTGTCAATGTGGTATTCTCTTGACCCGTCATGTACAGTAAACGAAACTTGAGGATTAGCAAGATGAATCGCTTCTGAAGTTTGTAAAGTCCTCAAATATGGACTAGTGAGTCCCACATAGCCATCGAGATCAAAATTATCACGAAACCAGTTCGCTGTTTGAGCAATTTGATTTTGCCCTATCTTTGTAAGAGAACTATCAAGACTCTCACTCTGATTTACGTTATTTTCACTCTGTGCGTGACGAACAATTATAAATTCCATAATTACACCAATTGCAAAGTAAGGCACTTGCAGGCACCGCCTGCCTTGATATACTCATTCATTCTACATGAATAAACATCAAAACCCAAGTCTTGTAATAATCTTTTAGTGTTTTCGCAACCTTCTGGAATGATTATATTTTCTCCCAAGACAACTGCATTACAAGCAAATTTTACAGCATCTTCCTCTAAAACTTCTATCATCTCCAGATGATCCTTCATAATTTCTATAGTTTCATTGGGGAATGCGCCTGGAAAGTATATCGCTTGCTTATCGTTAAGAGGGCAGAAACAAGTATCCAGATGATAGAATCTAGAATCAATTAATTGACATTTCACAACCTCATTCACATCCAACATATCCGCCACTTCATCAATGGCTTCTATGTCACTTCTGAAACCATATCCTGCGAATAATACATCTCCTGCAAAAAGTGCATCACCAGCACCTTCAAAATGTAGCTCCTTGGAAAGTCGTAGTGTTTCGTAAAATTGATCTAAACGATGTTGATAATGTGCTTCCTCTCCCTGTCTTTCTAAAAACTTGAAATTAGACACTACACATTTGTTTTTGTAGATAAGACCGGCATTAGCGGTAAACACCATATCTGGAAAACCGGGCTGGGGATCGACATATTCAACCCAACCGCCTAAACGAATTATAGTGTGATGTAATGTTTGCCACTCATTCTGGGATGGCAGATATTCAGCCTCATTGGTTATATCCATCCAAGGGTTGATTGTATAACAAATGTTGTAGTGAGAAGGTCTACACATCAACACCTTGTGGCTGAACATGAATTACGCCCCTAAAGAAGAATTATGGTGAGGCGGCAAGTCTTTAGGTTTTTTTATATCAGCAAGTCTATCAATCAAGTCTTTAATCGTAATACCATTTTTGATTGCCTGCATAAGGTCATCGTCTTCTGATGAGACCAACCCTCGCTCTACAAGATCAGATATTACATCAGCATCTAAATCATCCGTCCTCATCAATAAAATAGTATCCGCATCATGGATGCTAAGCTTATCCTGCAAAAAATTCAGGATCACATCCTTAGCAGCCAATCTTTTAGATTCTAATGCTTCTATCCAAAATCGAAATTCCATATCACATTATATATGACCTAGAACCATTTTAAGCAAAGCCATCCTAACATACATGCCGTTTTTGACCTGACGCCAAAAGGCTGATCGATGATCAGAATCTACATCTCTAGAGACCTCGCCACAGCGAGGGAGCGGATGAAGAAGAATTGCATCATTCTTCATTTTTCCCATAAGGTTTTTGTTAACCTGGGTAATTGCATCATTCATCCTTAAACTATGCCGTTCAGACTGAATTCGTGTTACATAAACCACATCCGCTTCTTCCCATTGTGGGGATACTCCAGAGTCAAACAAACCCTCCTCTTTAATTTCTACATCATACAGTCCTAGGAGCTTTTTTAGAGAATTAACTGTGCGTGCGTGTTCAATGTCAGCATGAAACAAAATATTCAAACCATCAATGGTGCCTTTTTCTTTCCATATCGTATAAAGATCAAGTAGGGCTTGTGTTGGGTGTTCCCCATCGCCATCTCCAGCATTGATTACCGGGACATCTGAATTCTCTGCCGCCCTCTGGGCCGAACCGGTTTCTGGATGTCTTAGAACAATGACATCTGCGTATTGAGAAATAGTTTTAATTGTGTCTTCTAAACTTTCTCCCTTTTTGTCAGAAGAGCTAATTACAGCGTTTTCAACACTAATAATATCACCACCCAGTTTAAGACACGCTGCTTCAAATGATAACCTTGTTCTAGTTGATGGTTCAAAAAATACTGTAGCCATCAGGAAATCAAATGAAGCACCTGATAAATCGTATCCCGGATTGCCATCTAGATTATATGATTCAGAAGTTGAAGATGAGCAATATTTTGGCTTGTCTTCAAACCACTTTGAAATATTTGAAGCCAAATCAAATAACTCTTCTATATCATCTTTACAAAATTGATCTACAGATAAAATATGCTGTGGAGTGATTTGTTTCATATACCCGCCCTGTACTAAAATAGACAACACAATTTAACATAATCGTTACTTGCTATTCAACCTAAAAGCTAGGTTTTTGGTTGTCTCCAAGTTTCTAACTGGCGCACTACGTTAAGCTCAGCTTCAGCCGCAATAAACAAAAACACAGCAATAAAAGAAATCATAAAGTATCCAAAATAAAGTCCCAATACAGCCATGCTTACCTCCAATATTTGACCTGTTCTAACCGATACAAGAGTAGACTTATAATAATCTTTTACAAAGAAGAAAAGAGCGGCTCTGAGCAATCTTCCACCATCGGTGGGGAATATTGGTAATAGATTAAAAACAAACAACACAATATTGGAAATACAGCAAAAATTAAGAAATGATAATACAGTAGGCAATTCAGGCAGCAAAAATAACAATACAAAAAACACTAAAGCTAAAACTAAATTAACCGCCGGTCCAGCAAAAACAATCAACATCTCTTTTTTTGCACTTCTAGGAATAGTAACTTTAGCTATTCCACCAATAGGATATAAAGTAATATCCCCTGTAGCCGCTCCTAAATATTGGGCCATAATAATATGACCAAATTCGTGCAAAAGAACAAAAAAGTGAACTAAAAGAAAAATAGGGATGAACTTAGGAGAAGCAAATGATAAAATCAATATCAAAGCCAACCATGACCAATGTAACTTAACTGATGTGTTGAAACATTTGAAAATAGTCATGATCCCTTACCAGCAGGCTTTTGCGCCCTTTCTTTGCAAATCTTTTCATACATTGGTTTTGTTATTTTAATGTCCTTGCGTTCAAAAAACTCTTTTGCTTGTTCAAAGCTAGGGGCAGTATTCGTAATAAAACAATGAACCCAAGACTTTACTTCTTTTGAAGTTATTTTGTTTTCATTAAGAATACTATAATCAAGTTCTTCAAAATCAAAGTTCATTTTTATTGCCTTCTACAATTAACTCTTACTTCTATCTACTACATTTTTTCCAATTTACCAGTTACACATAACCGTAAATGACGACATAGTATTTATTGGATCAAAAGGCACTAGATATAGACAACAGCACGCCTTAGTGGACATGCATAATATAACACGGAAACATTATGTCGATTAGTAAATTCAAAACTTGGCTAGAATTCAAAGACATTTTCGGATTTGAAAATAGTCCCAATACGCCCGATAGTGCCAAACAAGATGAAATGCCAGTCAAGAGATTTAGTATCGAGAAATTTTTTCGTTATATAGAAAAACATGATCTAGGCGTTAAAGAAGGTCGTGATAAATTCCTCAACGAGATTCATTGGGGTAAAGGCCCTGGTGCAGTGCGATGTTGGTGCGGCACCGGACTTAACTTAATGATTGACAAGCTTGGAAATGATCTAACTGGAAAAGAAGTTTGGTACACCAAAAGAATTTTTCAAATAAATCAAGCTGGATTTGGTGGTTATGAGGAGGTTGTTGCCAATGAAGTTTTAGACGAGCTTGATCGAATCGACAAAATCCCACCAGATTCTCCAAAAAAAGATTACAAAGAACTAGAGAGTCTGACTAGTCAAATGGCTGATTCCTTACGAAAAGTAGCCAGGGACATATTCATATTCGAGGGCGTTAAAAAGATGTCCGATAATCATTACATCATTCGATTAAGCGTGCGAGGACACGGTGTGGAGGCTCAAGATCACAAGCGTGTAGAAGAAAATCAAACAGTATTAAGTTTCGACAAGAATACCGGCATGATTAGACTAATGAATTACAATATTGAGTCGGGGGTGGGTCGAGGACACGACTGGGGAATTATGGCAAATGATACCGATTTGTATTTTTGCCCAACCCAACCTAGAGCAGAGATTATAGAAACTATAGCAAATACGATGCATTGGTATTAAAAAGCCCGTCGCCTCACTGGTACTATGGGTTTCAGTGCATCGTTGGTTCGGCGACGGACTAAGAGAATATAAACAAAATGGAAGCAAATAACAACCCAAAAAATAAATATGACAAGCTCAGATCGATGGCCAAAAAAATTGGCTGGGATAAGCTAAGTGAAGAAGAACTTACTGATGTTGTTTCAAAAACATTCGGAAAGATGGTTGACTTAGGACTCGCTGAAAGGTTAATCGGAGAAGATGGTAGATTCTATTACAGACATTGGAAGCTACATCAGGAGATAATGAATGGCAAAAAATAACCCTAGACAAGCCACATTAGAATTGGCACGATCCATACGAGATGTATTCAAAGGGCTATCCATCCAAACCCGGCGTAAAGCTTGGCGTGCCATCACTTCCGACCGAGGAGATAAAGAAGTCAAAAAGCTAATTGTCACACCTAACCGCAGTCTCAACACATTTCAGAGGTTGAGTTTCAGAGAGTGGATCGATATTAACGAAGAAGACGATTGGATAGTAAACCCTGATCAGCGAGCAGACCGGGCGCTGCGAAGAATACGTGAACTCGATTACGACGAGTATGACGATATAACTGATTCTCAGCGGAAAGAACTAAAAGATCGCTACGATGATCTCGAACAAGCCAAGCACGCCGCCGAGGCGCTGTGGATGGACAAGAGGCAATACCAGCGACCCGCCAAAGCGGGCGAGCAGACACACATTGTTGAGCGTAGCGGATGGCTATGGGATGAGAGATACTTTATTGGATGGAAAAGCCGAGTTCGAAATTCATTCGGCACTTATAAAGATGCTGTTAAGTTTCCATCAAAAGAGGCTGCTGAAGAAGTAGTAGCCCGCATTGAAAAAGAAGATCCATACGGTGAACCCGTTTACGCCAGTCCTTTTAGCACGTCGGCGGCGAAATATCCGGGAGATTGGGATGGAAATAACGCTTGAAAGATAACAGGGGATGTTATTAAATTTATAGAAGATTTTATTTAAGATGTCGCCAGCGATACGCCGTCCTAATTCACATATTTTCAGAATCTATAAAAACTGGAGTATGTTTCCCCATATAGGCAGAAACAACATTGAATTCCATCCATTCCAAAGCAGACTCATAAGACAAGGGTTCGAGGAACATTTCACTGGAATTAGTTAATACTTCCACACATCTATCGTAACTGTAAGCTACAACAGGAGATTCTCCAGCTTTTCTACAAATTCCTATAATGGCATCATCAAAACCATCAGCGAACAAGGCTTCTGGATTTTCCTCTTTGAGAGCCTCTTCCATTATGGTTCTAATTTCATTCATTTTCTAACCTATATTCATGTTCGAATAATCTAGCAAACTCCTCTTCGACCTCTTCAGTAATCCCTGGTTTATAGATCGATAGATCGAAGGAGTAATTTTCCTCAATATCCCCGATGACTTTTTTCATCCAAGGACTTAGAATTGCATAAATTGGGCTAACCCAGCCAAATGTAACCCATTTAATAATTGTTCGATCTAAAACCTTTTCTTTGTACTGCTTAAAAAGTAGGCACTCATGCGAATCTAAAAACAACTTTGTCTTTTCGAGTTCCGCTTTTGTACGAGAAAACTGATCTACTTCTAGACTTTCTACTGTTTGGGTTTGCCTACGATGGGCATCATACCTTTTTTTCCAAACTTGCCATCTTCTCCACGCTTTTTCACCATGCAAACATTGCGGATCAATCAGAGCGTGAATCTCGCCATCTGTAATACCCCTCAAAATGTGCAATTGCGACAAAATATATAAGCGATATTCTTTATCCGGCAGTAGTCCATTTGTTTCACGAGCAAGTTTGTAACAATGTTTGAAAAGAAGCGATTTCCTAGGATCGCCAGTTTTTCTAAATCTAACATGTTGATAGTTTGGAAATTCTTTTCTAGAAAGATCGATCCACATCAATGAAATTTTGTAGGCTTTCGCCTGCAATTCATCCATTTGATATTTCAAAATCAGTTCAAGAGGGTCCATGCTTTACCTATCATCAAGTGTTGTTTTATCTCAAATGTAAATTTTTATCTCGTTCAATAAATTCATAGACAATCCCAGTTAATTTACATGGCTTGGTATAACATCGACTTATACCAGGATGCATTAGAGGATCATCAGTGGTAAATTCAGCATACCCTTTTTCTTTCCATTCTGCCATAGTATCTTTAACAGATGTTACCTGATAAGCCACATGATGTATTCCACCTATACCATTTCTCTCAGCCACCCATTTGCCCACTACGGAATCAGAACTACCATCTATCACATAAATTTCAGGTGCCAAATGTAAATCCCAAACTCCAACATGAACAAATTTATATGGCATACACCTAATTTTTTCTGGAGGGTTTAATGTAATACATTTAGCAGTAGAATTGTCACCGAAACTAATTTGAAATTCGTCAGCTATCTTGTAACCAAAAGCTTCTTGAAAAAACTCAACCGTTTCATTTATGTTTTTGACCCCGTATGCTATGTGGTCTATTCTCATTTACAAATTTCCTTTAATCATCGTGATGTAATGCCGCACAATCTTTTAGTTGATTAGGTTCTTTAATGTTACTTAATTTTTCACTCATTTCCAAACACCTTTCTATGAATTTTATGTTTTCCAATAATAATGAAAAGAAAATTGTAAGTCAAGGTTGACTTTGTTTTCGAACCTTCTATACTAGAGCAAACCTATAAAAAACAAATTCATGCTGGGCATCAATTGGCCCCATCAGGAATGGAACGATGAAATCCCTTTCCGCAGCCTGATGTCGAAAACCTGAGTACGACGTAACCCTGGTCGTTAATCGGACGTAACTGCACGTCTACATCACTCAAAGAGTGGAGGTATGCCAAGGTATTTGCAACCATCCCCATTATCTGGTGAAGTTGATGCAACATTCCAAAGATGTTGTGGAACTTTAGGGGTGAAAAGTAATTTTTGAAAGAAGATTAATCTTTTCCTTTGCTTTGGTTAGGACACTCATAAAATGGAGAATCAAATAGTGGAAGAAGCTATTTTCTCTATACTGGATTTCAATATCGTACATTGTATGCCTTGGAGTACAAACTCAAGGATACATAACACTTTTGCACTGCAAATTGCTCTATCTCTATCAATTAACTAATTATTGATATTGATTGAACACTTTGAACCAGTACAAAATTGGTGCAGGGTATGCGCTCATACTGCCCTTATAATATCATTTTTTCTATCTTGTTTTAATAAGTTTTTTTTGCTATAGTTAGGGTTATGAGCGACTTAGCAGAAGCACTGGAAGAGATGACTGAGCAAAACGTTTTTGTAGGCGTAGAGGGTACTTCTATAAAAAAGCTAATCCTCATCGGAGGAAATAAACGTCTGGAGATGGAATTGGCCACCACTCGACGCCAGCTTGCGGAGCAGGTCGGGGAGATAGATTTCTATATAAACAATCCCTCTACGGTTGTGATTGGGTGGAACATAAAAAACCTATTTTCGCATTTGCTGAAATACACGGGGATAGTTTACGATATAGAAAGCAGCTTGTTAGATTTGCGGGTATTGGAGGCATATTTGGGGATTAATGAGAAGATGCCCCAGAGCTTTCGTGCTGCCCAAACCCGGCTTTCTAGTATCGTGGAAACTTCATCTTGGCCAAAGATAAAACGACTTTACCGTTCTATATACCTTCCCTTGATTGCCAGGGTAGTCCCACAGATGGAGTGCAATGGCGTCATCAACACAGAGCTAAGGAAAAAGCTTTGGTCATTTTACGAGGTCGCAGGACAGGTTAATGGCCGAATGAAGTGTTCTAAAATATCTCAAGATAGCTTTAATCCGCATTCTCTGTCCGAAGCTGAGCGGGAGGTTTTACGACCGTCTAGTTTCGATGATATTTTCATGTATTTCGATTTTAGACATATGGAAGTATCGGTACTACAGTGGTTATCCGGCGATCCCGTGCTGGGTAGAATTTTGGAGTCGGGGGATGATCTTTACAATGCAATTTGGAAAGACCTTACCACTCTCGACGCCAGTGATGATTTTAGAAAAAGATGCAAATCAATGTTTCTCCCTATCGTTTTCGGTCAGGGAGTTGAGTCTGTTGCAAAAGTGGGGAACCTACCCATTGAAACCGCAAAGAAGTTTGTAGATAAAATCTATTCCAAGTATTCCGTGGCGATGGATTGGATAAGCAAGCAATCAATTGGCGATGATGGTTTTGCAGTGGATGTATTTGGTAAACGACGTAAGTTTGAAACAGTTGACCATCGAATTAGGAACTTTGTTGTTCAATCTCCAGCGTCTCTAATTTGTTTGGATAAGTTGGTTCAACTACACGCCGCTTTGAAGGAGTCTAAAATAGGATTTCACATCCATGATGGTTATATTCTTTATGTGAATCCTAACGATTGTCAAAAGGTGTACAATTTGGCGAAGAATGTATTGGAAGCAAAGAGTGATTTATACCCAAGACTTCAATTGAAAGTTTCATGTCATACCGGTCTTAATTTGAATCGACTTAAGCCGGTGGCAGCTTAGAAAGGACGTGATGAAATCGATATTCAGTGCATTTCCAGTAACAACAGAGGAATACATGCTTCTCGATGAGAAGTTCGGAGACCTTTGTGAATATGCAGCATGGCAACTAATTAAAAAGAACTCTAGAAACAACCATACCGACGAACAAACAGATATTGCACAAGAACTACGAATAGCTCTGATAAGGGCAGGCTCTTACTATAAGAGGCAAGTCTACGTTGTAGCCAATCTTGAACTTTGTACAAAATATGCAAAAGACCGGTTTATGAAGTGCCTTGTTGGAGAACTATGTGAACTGTGGAAAAACAAAACTAGACACGGGGCCAATAGACAAAAGTTTGGTCCGCATCAGGAGAAATTGCTAGATAAATTGTCTAGACTGTTGGTGCCTAAGTCAGAACGACCATCAAAAACCGCAGCATTGCGAATTGATGCTAAATTCTGTACTTACTGTAAGTCTATTACATGGAATGCCCAGAAATCTATGGGCAAGAAAATTACGAGAGAGAAAGTCATTCGTAGTGGGCAGGTTAGTTTGAGTGAATATGACTACCTTGTCACAGGGTGATTTGTTAGACTAGACGGCAGTGGCTTTTTTGCCACTGCCGTTTTTTATATGTCCGCCGCATAGCCAAACAAGGTATGAAGCCCAAGTATGACTTGCGAAGTGCGGCGGACATTTTTTTCATTTCATATCAGGAATGATTAGATGCAAGAATACGTGTTGGTTTATGCTCGATTAGTGGGAGAGCGTAACAATAGTAACGATATATTGATTGTAGAAAAAATGAAGCCAGCTTGGCAAAAAGGAAAATACAACTTGGTTGGCGGCAAGGTAGAGCCGGGCGAATCCCCGATCCAAGCTGCAATCAGAGAGCTACAGGAAGAAGCTGGCATGTGTCCTCATGTAGATTGTTGTGAACACATGGGCACGATTGTTGGGAGTTGGGGATTTGTATATTGTGTAAAAATTCCTGTATGGTATAAAGAACCTAAGCCTAGTCCCGGTGAGATAGAAAAAGTATTTTGGGCATCTTGGTGCAAAATTAAAAACTCTACACTTCTTATGCCAAATTTAAGGGTCATCGTTCCTATGATGAAGGCAGGCATGACCGGCTGGCTTATTGCCGACGAGGGTCCAAGTTGGGGAAGTAAAAGTCATACGATAGCAGTGACGTTAGATATGCCGGAGGGGAATTGATGCAGCAAGAAGAAGTGGACGTTACGCCTACCGAGGAAGAGTTGACATTAGAGGAACAGCAGGAGCTTGAGAATTTGATCTCAGGTGATCCTGATGCTGTCTCTGATGATGCCTATCAATGGGATGAAGAATTCCAACGGGAAATATTGGGGTTATTCTTGCAGGATGAATCGTTTTGTAGGCAGAACATGGCGTTGGTCAAGCACACCTATTTTACCAACGATGTTCATCAAAGAATTTGCCGCATACTTTTCAAACATTACGAAGAGTATGGGAGTTTGCCCACTCGCATCCAGATGGGGCAGGAAATTCGGGATGCTACGAAAACTAAAGATGCCGATGTCCGAGTTCACTATCTTAAAGAATTCAGCACCGTACTACAGTTTTATGCCCCCGGCTTGGAGGCTCGCCGATACTACAGCGACAAAATTACTGATTTCGCTAAGGAAGCCGAATTAAAGATTAGCTTTCATCTTTGTATTCAGGAGTTCAAAGGTAGTCGAGATTGGGAAAAAATTAAGGGGATGTTGCGTGACGCCTTGGTGGTGGATCGTGATATTGATATGGGTGAGAACTATTTTGAAAGCGTAGAAGAACGCTATGCTCGCAAGAAAAAATCTGCCGAAGAGGGGGATATATTCACGAGTGGTTTCAAGGCCATTGACGATCACATGATTGGTGGCGGATTAAGCCGAGGAGAGATTGCCGCTTGGATGGGGTTGTCGGGTACTGGTAAATCTCTGGCATTGGTTCGAGCGGCAATATCGAATCTAAACAATGGTAAAAAGGTTCTCTACGTCACGTTAGAGAACTCTCAAGATTTAACTGCCGATAGATTTGATTGTCAGTTGGCCAATCCAGAGGGGCTAGATGATCTACCGGGCATTAATACGCTAATGGAGAAGAACCATCCAGAACTGGTAATAAAAGCTTTGGGTGATTATGTAGAGGACAAAGAAGATAAGAGACTCTTGGTCATCAAACAGTTTCCAGGTGGTACGATGTCGCCAAATGATTTGTTGGCTTATCACAATCAACTGAAGTTGCAAGGGTTTGTTCCCGATTTGATTATCGTGGATTATATTGGTGAGATGAAAGACTTTTCTGGAATGAAAACCTATGAGTCTCGCTATCGAATAGTTCGTGATCTACGTGGCTGGGCAGTATCCGAACAAGTGTGCGTTCTCACTGCTATGCAGGCTAATCGTAGTGCTAAAGAATTGGTGAAGCAGGGCGATGTAATCGATGATGACAACATTGGAGATTCTTTCGATCAGGTGAAGCCTCTTGATGCTTTGTGGACAATCAATCAATTTAAAGACGAGAATGACTGTCGTCCTATTCGGTTGGCGAGGGTTCATGTTTCTAAGAATAGAAATGGTGAGGGGAAATATACTTTCCATATAGAAATCAATCGTATTACACTTTGTATGCGACAGATTTCTAAGGACACTTACAACCGTATACTTAAAGAGTTTCAATCGAATCTTGAGGGGCACAGTACCGGGCAGATTGGACGTGAGTTATCTAAGGAAGAGAAACAGGTTGCTGACATTGTGGGTAATGCCGATGACCACTTGCAGGCACTAGAGGTTCGTAAGGCAAATTTCTCTCAAGAAAATGACGATGACGATGACGATTTAGAAGTCAAGGGGCCAGCCCCAGAACTATAAATTGACTATAAATACTCTGATAATAACAGGAGAAATAAAATGACCGACGTAACCGACGTAACCGATGTAACCATAGAAACTTTGGAAGAAATTTTAGATACCTGCCCTAGCGTTAAGGTGGGTACGCAAATAGTAACTCTTGATCCCAAGAGATTGATATTCAATGAGGCCACCGTTGGCAGATGGCTTGAAGAGGCTGGCGCATGGTATGCTTATTTTGCTCGCCAACTGGCCGATGCCGAATATATCAAAGATTCCTGTGATGCCATATATGAAACTAAATATTCTTCTTTATTTTCAGGTCACAAGGAAAACGGTTGCTCTGACAAGTTAGCTGATGCGAATGCTAAATCCGATCCAGAAATCGAGGAGTGTAAGAACCGTATTGCTCGTGCGAAACACACTGTTAAGAATTTACAGCAGCATCTACGAGCATGGGACAAAGCACACGATTCTGCTCAGAATCGAGGAAACACTCTTCGCAAAGAGATGGAAAGACAGTTTTTCGAATCTACTCTTAAGGTGAAGCAGGATGCCGATATGGAAGGCAAGATAGATAACATCATAGGTAAGGCGGATGATTGAGTTGTTAAAAAGTTTATTCAAGCCTGTAAAGAATCGTAATCTGATAATTGCTGCGGTTGGAGATGATTCTTTACATACGTATTGGATTGATAACCCCAAAATTCAGAATTTTGATTTGATGTTGATCTACTATGGGGATACTCCAGGTCGTTATGAGAAAGACGCTCTTTATTACATTGAAAAGACAGGATATAAATACCATCTAATTTATGATGCTGTTGCTGAGCATGAAGAAGAAATAAAAGAGTATGACGCCATTTGGTGTCCAGATGATGATTTGCTGGCTGATACTAGTGAATTAAACAAGATGTTTGATATTTTTATAGCATACAATTTAAATGTAGCTCAACCATCTTTGACAAAAGATAGTTTTCATTCTTTGTCCATCACTATGAATGATCCAAAAAATGTACTTCGATATACAAATGTAGTCGAAGTTATGGCTCCAATTTTCAATCAATCGACTTTTCAAATTGTTCGTCGCACCTTCAAAGAAACTTTTAGTGGTTGGGGGTTTGATTGGGCTTGGCCTAAATTAGTGGGGCATAAAAGGTGCGGTATTATCGATGCGGTGCGTGTGAAACATACACGCCCCCCACGCACGGGCGAACTATATAAAAAGTATAGAGAAGATGGCGTTATGCCTACTCATGAAAAAAACTATGTTCTCAATAGGTACTCCGTTGAAGCTGTGTGTGCTGAGTTGGATCGAATTAGTGCTACAAGGCAATTAACGATCATCTTGCCTGACAATTTAGGAAGGTTGAGTCGCCCATTTCGTAGAGACAATAAATGTTCTACAGCATGTAAGGTGGTGGGGAGTCGTCTTATGGATATTATAAAGTTGATTAATAATTGACAATTAGAAATCCGATAGATGCGATTATTAAGGGGAACTGCAAGGATGTATTGCATAATTATGATAATGATTTTTTTCAGCTTATAGTCACATCGCCCCCGTATGCCGATAATCGCAAGAATACTTATGGTGGTGTAAGCCCTGATAAGTATGTTGAGTGGTTTCTGCCAATTTCGGAGGAGCTTCAACGAGTTTTGAAGCCCAAGGGGACTTTCATTATAAACATCAAGGAGAAGGTGGTTTCTGGTGAAAGGCACACTTATGTTTTAGATTTAATCCAAAATATGCGATCTCAAGGTTGGTTGTGGACGGAAGAGTATATTTGGTGCAAAAAGAATTGTTTTCCTGGCAAATGGCCGAATAGATTCAGGGATTCTTGGGAAAGAGCGCTTCAATTTAACAAGGAAAAGAAGTTTGACATGTATCAGGAGGAAGTGATGGTTCCAGTGGGAGATTGGTCTAAATCTCGTCTGAAGAATCTAAGTGAAACAGACAAAAAACGTGATCCATCGAAGGTTCAGTCAGGTTTTGGAAAGAATGTCTCTAATTGGGTTGGGCGTGACATGGTTTACCCCACAAATGTGCTTCATCTAGCTACAGAATGTTCCAATAGGAAGCATAGCGCAGCTTTTCCTGAAAGTTTGCCTGAATGGTTCATTAAATTGTTTACAAAGGAAGGCGATGTTGTTCTTGACCCTTTTTTAGGTTCAGGGACTACAGCAGTTGTGGCTAAGAGAATGCAACGAAAATATGTTGGCATTGATCTTTTAGATGAAAACATAGAAGTTTCAGAAGAAAGACTTAAAAGAACAGGTTAGGTCTTTTAAGACTGAGCCTGTTCTTTGCATCAATATTTGTGTTAATATATTCTATATAACTATCCTTGGCGTGGTCTTTAGTCTTCAAAAAATATGTTGAACCTGCCTGTGCGGATGGTGCAACGTAAAAAGGGGATGAACCTACTTGCACAGAGGGCGGATGCTTTGAGGCACGGCCTAAGTAGCTCCCAAATGGGGCGTAAAGTCCCACTAACCAGCCAAGGGAGGGAGATACTTGGTTGTTTCTAAGTAATCTCCCTTTTTTTTTTGTACATACTCTTATTATTATATATTATCTATTATACGAGCGGCCACTCTCAAGTCTTGTAAACAATTGGGGCGATAGGGGGTGGTCGCTTTTTTAGATAGGTGAGGTCAATATTTTGGAATTACAAGAACTTGCTGCCCAGGTGGGGGATGAATTGAGTATGGAGATAGTGAGTTCAAGAATACTCTTGGATTCACTTAGCTTTATAAACGAGGCATCTAGAAAGACAAGTGCTTACGTTGATCCGAGGTATGTTCCTTTCTATTACTATCTTGGAAAACATGTTTATCCAAAAACGTGTGTGCAGCTTGGCTTTAGATTGGGCCTCCTTGCTTCTTGTTTCTTTAATAGCTGCAAGACTATTAAACATTTTTTAGGATTTCAGCAGGCTGACCAAGATAACTTCTATTCATCACGCATAGCTCTAAATAATATAAAAAGATACTATAAAGGTGATATTGATTTATATTATGGGAATGTTTCTGATGTAAACTTTGAAAATAGGTTTTCTAAATTCGAGTGGGATATTGCTTTTGTGAATGAGCAGTTAGATTACGATACACTTCTTTCTTATCTAGAAATATTATGGCCTCAAATGAGCTTGGGTGGAACCATCGTGATGGAATATGTTGTTTCACATGAGCCAGCCGCAGAAGCGTTTTCTACCTTTTGCAAGGTAAGGAATAGAAAGCCAGTTATTTTAGAAACTAGATACGGCACAGGGATGGTTCGAAAATAGAAAGTTGTAACTATTTTAATAAGTATTTGAAGAGATTTCAGTAATGAATTAGAGATAAAGTTTTAGTTCAGATGGACGGAAAGGATCATTTCTTATGGGGTATGAAGTAGTATATTATTACCATGAGGAAATCGAGAAAGGGGAATATAATAAGGACGAAACAAAGTCTAAGACAGTAGACGTTGGAAGTCCTTATGATGATGTTTCGCTTGATGTATTGGCAGGTAAGGTTATGGCTCTGCTGGCACGTCGGAATATCCTTGTGGTTAATGTAGAAATTTTTGAATTTCGACGAAAGAAGATTAGTTTTAAGGAGTCTAATGATGGTATAGTCATCAAGAATCGAAAATTCAAGTTTGATGATGGAACGAGGCTTAAAGGCGAAGACCTTTTAGATGATCCGATGGAGCAATTGAAGGCATTGTTGGCTGCCAATCCAGAGTTGGCGTCTAGTTTAAATATGCCTATTCAACAGCCGCATGAAATGCAGCAAAATGATGCCCCTACTTTGCAGGCATCGGGTGATGCCGCACAGGTAACGGGTGATGCCGCACAGGTAACGGGTGATGCCGCACAGGTAACGGGTGATCTAGATCAACCTGTTGAACAGACTAATTTGGCACCGCCTTCGTTTACGCCTAATAAGCCTGTGTCTAGATATGAGTTATTCAATCCAGTCATCCCTGGTTTGGCTCATGATGCTTCGAGTAGAGGATGGAAATTCACGATGGGTAAGAAGTATCCCATTTATGACGAGAAACTGGCACCTACGGCCCAAGCCGGTATGTTATATACCACTATAGATGATGATGGCATTAAGCGAGTAATGAGTGATAAATTCTTTACTCCAGAGGTTGCCAACCTTTCTAGAGATTTTGAATCGGAAACATTTACGCCTGCTACCGGTCAAGGGGGTGACCCTCGATTAGATTGGGGACCACCCGCAGATGTAGAAATGCCTGAAGTACGTTAGAAAGAAATGAAATGAGTAATTCTAGAAAAAAGCAAGCTAAGAAGAAGGCTAGAGAACGACAAGGAAAATCCAGAGTGCTTCGTCGTAGAGTGGAGAAGCGAAAAATTGATAAAGAGGATCGTTTACAACGAGATGCTCAGGAGAAAGCTCGTAGAGCCGAGGCTAAATTTGAACGCTCTACCACAATTCGCAATAAGGATTTAAGTTCGGAAGAGAATGATGAAAAGGTGTTGCAACAGCTAGAACATAATTTAGAGATTTTGAAGGCACTTGAAAAAGAATATGATGTCGAGCAGGAAGAGAGACGAAGGCTTAATACAGAGTTGGAGGAGACCGGTGCTGTTACCGCCGCAGAAAAAGTAGAAGCAATTAAGGTTGGGGCGGTAGAAAAAATGTATAAAAAGATGAAGGGTAAAAGTATCGGTGGCATAGCCGGTGGTGCAGAATATAGAGTTATTTTGCCCGATGAGGACGAAACAGAAGCTTAAATAAAAAATAAACTAAAGTCTATTGACCTTACTGACGATCTAACGTATAACACCAACCAGCAACGAAATGTATAACGTTGCTAACTATAGAAACTAAAAACTAAGGAGAACGAAATGACTGATTTAGGTTTAGATATTGCTGCTCTTCAAAATGAGAATGAGCGGTTATCAAAAGACTCTACTGGTGGCGATTTTCTCGCTAATTTTGTTAAGATGCCAGAAGGTAATGGGGCATTGGTGCTGAGATTGCTGCCACCCGCACCCGCAGGCATGTTTGATCGGGAGAAAAATGCTTTTTATTGCAGCACTAGAATTCACCGAGTAAACAACAAGAGCCTTCACTGCCCGAAAGAATTAGATGGCGGCAGATGGAAGGACAATCCCGATGGTATTGCGTGCCCAATTTGCAAATATTACAACTGGCTGTGGCAAGAATCGGACAAAAAGTCTCCAGACGAAGCCAATCAGATGCAGGCAAATGCGAGAAAGATTAAGCCCATCGAACGATACTATTACAATGTAATTGTTCGCTCTGTCTTTAACGAAGGCACCCAAGAGATGGAGAAGAATGTTGGACCGAAGATTCTTTCTATCGGTAAAACTCTTCACAAGATGATTATTCGTGCTATTGTGGGCGACAAGGGTCTTGATGAAGCACCATTGGGCGATGTGACCGATCCGAAGACAGGTCGTGATTTCAAGCTCATTAAAACCATGCGTCAAAGTGGTCGGGAATCATTCCCCAATTATAGTGATTCGAAATTTCTCGATCCTGGCCCGTTGGGTGATCCTGATGAAGTTGAGAAGTGGTTCGCTAACTTCCATGACATCGGTTCGTTGAGAAATTTAAAATCCGAAGATGAACTCAAGCATGAACTTAAAGTTCACCTTGGATTGATTCAGGATTCTACGACTGGTTTTGACCCAACCGAGTTTCAAGTTCCACAAGAGCAGACGGACTCTAAAGTTTCCGTTTCGGTGACCGAGGATGTGCCCGTGGAAACAGAAACTGAAACAGAAACAACCACGCCAGAGGTTGTGGCAACCGAAGAATCTGTTGAGGAATCTTCAAAAACGGTCAAGTTGCCTACCGATGATTCAAGTGAGTCGATGGCGGATGATGATTTTCTGAATACGTTACGCAATCTATCTACATAGAGGATGGATGATCTCCTATGAAGTTAAAAGCCCCGCCCGTAAGGGGTGGGGCTTTTTCTTTTGGAGTTACCATGATGAAAAAACTAAAATTACAAGCAAGAACAACCTTGATTAAACAGAGGAGAAAGTACACATGCCACGTAAGAAAGCAGAACCCAAAACTACCACTCGAAATAAAAAGGTTGGTGACCAAGACTTCCTCAAAGGACTAGCTGCCGATACGGGCGGACAAATGATGTGCGACATGGGTCAGTCGAGGTATTTCATTGATACCGGCAACTTGGCTCTGAATAGAATCCTGTCAGGAAAGTATATTGGTGGTGGACTTCCTGGTGGACAGATCACAGAAGTATATGGTCCACCTGCATCTGCCAAGTCGTTGCTTGGCAACTGTGTTCTGGGTGCCGTTCAAAGGATGGGTGGCATTGCTGTTTATCTAGACTGCGAACGTGCTGGCAATCCAGATTTTGCCAAGAACGCAGGCCATGTAGATATTGAAAAGCTTATATCTTATGAGCCAATTTCTATCGAGGAATGCGAGAGAAAGATTAGAGTAGCGGTCGAGAAGATCAATGAGCATTACGGCATTGAAATTCCCAAGCTATTCGTATGGGACTCGATCTCTGTAGTCCCAACAGAGCGAGAGTGGAAAGTCGCTGAGCTTCCAGAGAATGCGACGAAGGAAGCAATCAAGGCCGCAGGCGGTAATGAACGGCCCGGCGAGCGTGCTAGAGCGGCTGGTGACATGCTACGTCGTCTTAACCCTCTGCTCAATGATGCCAATGCTAGTTTGTATGTCATCAACCAAACACGACAGAAAATTGGTGTGTTATGGGGAAGCCCAGAAACTACAGGTGGTGGCGGTAAGGCATTGCCGTTCTATGCTTCATGCAGAATTCGCACCAGTGCATCTGGATTCATTAAGGACAAGTTCAAAGTTCCTTGTGGAGTACAGTTGAATTTTGAAAATAAGAAGAATCGTAGCTGGAAGCCTTTTGGAAAGGTTGAAAAAGTTGACCTGTTCTTCGATAAGGGTATCAACCCACTTGGAGGATTATTGACTAGTCTGCGATATGCCGAAAGGATCGTGGGTCCAAGTAACTGGACAGTTCAAGAGCCTTGGGCGAATGGCGAGACTGTAAAGTTTAAGGCCGCTTTAGAAGCTGATATGCCAGAGGAGATACTTCTAAGATGCCCATCCTTGATAGATGCCAAGGATGAAAGAGAGGTCAAGGAGTATCTGGATACATGGCGAGGGGCCATTGATCTATCTGAAGAAAAGATGGCTGTAGAAGCTGTCAAGGATGAGAACGTGGATGCCATTAAGCAGACCGACATCATTGCTGAGCTTGGCTTAGAATCTGAGTTTGATGATTCGACGTATAGCCCAGAGGAGACAAAATCCGATTGATGGTGCCGGTGGCGAGCTTACCTGATTGAAGGCGGCACACGAACCCGCCCCGTAAGGGACGGTTTTTTATTTCAACATATACTTTCCGCCGCCCATTTTTTCGATAACATGTCCCTCTCTTTCGAGTTCGTCACGAACCTTACTCAGGTGTGCGCAAAAACAAGAGGACGTGAGATTATATCTTTTGTATCGATTCTTAATTTCCCTGAGTCCAACCACTTCCTCTGACATAAGTTTTTCTCGGATGTGGTTTCTGATAATTTGTGCAATTTCCATCGCACGTTTTCTAGGTCTTTTTTTCAGTTTGGGAATTTTGGTTTCTATTTTTTCAAATTTAGGTTTTGCTATATAATCTGGGTTAGAGATTGCTGATGCGAGTGGGGCCAAATCTAGAATTTCACCTTCTTTGATTTGTACCGTAGATACTTCTGCGTTAAAGGCATTGGCAAACTCTATTAGCAAAGGATAGTTTTTTTCATAGGTGAAGAATTTTCGCTTGTCACGAGTTTCCACCATGAGACATTGATAATTACGTTTTTTGACCATATGTTGTGTAGCTCCTTTTTTTTGATTATGGCATCTGGCAACATTAAAATCAAGGTTGTTATTGTGTCAATTAGCAAGTAATGTATAATGCGGGATATAGGATAGGATAAATGGACTCACCAACATTTTTGAGTTTTAACTATAATCGCCGTTTTGGTGCGGAAATAGAAATAAATTCGTTCGATCAAAGGGATTTCAAAAAATATCCGCTTGGTCGGGGAGAACTCCCCGAAGGTATAGAATATGTAGCAGAGGTGTGTCAGAAAGTGGTGACAACCCCTGTAGACATCATGAAGTGGCATCATACTCACAATAATCTAACTTGGCGGGTGAAGCCGGATTCTAGTTGTGGTATAGAGCTTTGCTCCCCAGTGGTGAAGGGTTGGCCGGGGTTGAAAGAAATATGCAAGGTGGTGGAAGCTCTGGGTCAAGACGATAGGATAAAGATAGATGATAGATGTTCATTTCATTGTCACGTAGAGGTGGCGGATTGTACCCAGGATCAGCTTGCTTCTATATTGACTTATTGGATAAAGTGTGAGAGTGTTTTTCTAGATTCAGTTCCGGCTAATAGAAAGCGTAATAGATTTTGTCAATGTATCGGTTTATCAGATTTGTTTGAGCATGATACTCAGGTGAATTCAGAAGAGGTTATTCGTCGGTTAGGCATGATGAAATATTATACTCTTAATACATTTCATCAATGCAAAGGGAATAGAGATACAATAGAATTTAGAATTATTGAATCCGAAGGTTGCACTGACGCTTACTTGGTTAAAAATTGGATCAGGCTTTTGATCCACTTTGTTGAAATGGCGAAAGCCCAGCCCAGGCCAAGGCAATATTATCCCGGTGACCCGTGGTCATCTTTTTTATGGTTGGACCCGAATCAAGTTATGGAATTTCTTGGTTTTATCAATGATGATTATGAATTGTCTAAGGGGATGACGCAAACTAGGGATTGGTTTTTGGCTAGATTGCATAAAAATACATTCGATACTGGGTTGCCAGGGATTTGGTCAAATGTGGCTCGTAAGGTAGCGAAGGATCAAGTGGACAATATTATAAAATCGTTAGGCTTTGATGATGCTGCAATGAAGCATTGTTTGCAAAATCCTGATGCTCTTTATTCCCCGGCATACAAATTTTAGTCATTTATCAGAATATATAGATATGTTATGATTTACGAACCTAAACAAATAGATGAAATTATAGACCAAATGAGAAACATGGGGGAATTGTTAGTGCCTTACAATTTCCCCAAAGCTGATCCTCGTTTGGAAAATGATCTTAACGTACTCAAGACCGTTGATTGCATAGTGGATGGGTATAGTATTTGCTTGCATTTCAGTAAAGCAGATTATAATTCCCATTATCTAGAAACACTTCAGGTTTTAGGTAAGGATATTCCATTTTTGCCATTTTGTTTAATTGTCAAATTGGCAAGAAAATTTCTTGGTGGTCATAACTTATCATTGGTAGAGTTGTTAAAAGGCAATCGTAAAATATATTGCTGGACTCTTACAGTTGACCGCAGAGGTCGCCCACTTCCTGCAATACATGAAGTGGAATCTGAAACTTGTGTATATGAAGGTTTTGAGTACAGTTATCTTGATCCATCGACTGTCAATTTTTACTAATAACTTATTTCCTTTCTTATTACGGGTATATATTTCATAGAAGACCCAAATAAGGAGAGAATTTAATGAGTAGAAAAAACAAAATTCAACATCTTCTAGTTTCCCATCTTTTAAGTGAGGGCCACATTGAATTGTTGCTTCCAGATGGAATGACTTTAGAGCTTGGGATAGTTCAAGAGGGTAATAATGGTAGCTTATTAAAACAAGATGACTATTGCTGGGTTATTGCTTCTCAGCGTGATAGAACCATTTCTATGGATTCATATAATTTGGGCTTGAGATTTTCAGAAGATGACGATAAGATAGTTTTTGAAGATCAAACTTTAGATCGCAATGGAGAAGGGCAGTGTATCCTTTCGGTTATCTAATTTTGAATTGTTTGTAGGTGGCGCAGATTTCCTGTATTAGATAGATGAAGTTCACATGTGCCTAAAATCTTGTTTTTAGATTTCACAACAGTAAATTCTATCCAAATTAGGAATCCTGTATCTTGTATTTCAAATCGGGATAATGTTAGGGTTACAACCTGACAAGGGGGTTCAATACCCATGTATTCCACGGCGCAACGCTTTGTTAAGGCGAGAAGTTCTCGCTTGTCTAGAAACTCTGTCCAATTTGCGAGTAATACTTTTTCCAATTTTTCAGGTTTGAACATGAGGATGCGGACTTATGAAAAATATTGAGAACGTTTTAAGAGAGTACGTGCGCCGTCTTCCAGAGGAAGATGTGCGTCATTTAGGTTCTCTTTTTTCCCAATCTTTAGGTGGTGATAAGGCAGAATTAGCAGATTTACTTTCTAAAGAAAGAAGTATAGACAACTGGCTTACTTCTGCCGATGGGTCAAAAGAGTGGTTTGATATGGTCGCTTTAGTTGGCGAATTCGTTAAGAAGGAGGTTGCAAGAAGACATGGTGATAGGAAGTCTAGAAAGGCCGCCGAAAAGGCTTCTGAAAAGGCTTCTGAAAAGTCTGAAAATAGTTAGTATAAATATGGCATCACAAGGAGTGAAATATGCCACCTGTAAAACCATTAGACGATCAAAATGTGCTGGTTCCTACCAGTGACTTTCCGTCGTATGCTGAATTTCCTTTTGATGAGTTCAATCCTGTTCAGAGCCGCATCTTTGAGATATATGACCAGGACTGTAATGTAATCATTGCCGCTCAAACCTCGGCAGGGAAAACAGTCTGTGCTGAAATGATGATGTCGCATGAAGTGCGAAAGCGTGGTGGTAAAGCTATGTTTTTAGCGCCATTGAAAGCTTTAGCAAAAGAGAAGATAGATGATTGGACAGACCCAGGTCATCACTTTTCAAATTGCAAACTTTCTATATGCACTGGTGATTATAGGCTTACGCCTGCGAGGAAGAAAGAGCTTGAAAACTCTGATATCATCTTGATGACATCAGAGATGTTGAATAGTCGGTGTAGAAATAATAAGTCAGAACAGAATGATTGGCTAAAAGAAATTGGAACTCTTGTGGTTGATGAATCACATTTACTTACGGTTCCAGGTCGAGGAGATCATTTAGAAGTTGGTTTGATGAAACTCACAAAAGTGGCCCCCAATGCTAGGATTGTTTTCCTCTCTGCTACGATGCCCAACGTGGATGAGATAGCCAATTGGGTCAGCTACCAGTTGACCGGCAGGGATACTTACTTGATAGAATCAGACTTTCGCCCATGCCCCTTGGGGATACATTTCGAGACGTATTTTCCTGCCCGTACATATGAGGCAACTGAGGAGCAGAAAATTGATGCGGCGATGAACATCATTGCTGATTATGAAGATGATAAGTTTCTTGTATTCGTGCATACTAAACGCACTGGCCATATGATGAAGAAGGCTTTGGAAGGGGCTGGGTATGAAACTGAGTTTCACAATGCTGATTTAGAAAAATCCAAGAGGCATATGGTTGAAAAGAAGTTTCGTGAGGGCGGTTTACAGGTCATTGTGGCGACTTCTACGCTTGCTTGGGGGTTGAACCTACCTGCTCGACGAGTCATTGTCCTGGGCGTCCACAGGGGCCTCAATGAGGTCGATACATATGATATCTGGCAGATGGTGGGACGGGCAGGAAGACCGGGATATGATCCTCGTGGAGATGCTTATATTTTATTGCCAGACAATCATGAAGAAAGGCATCGTAGTAGATTAAAAGAACATCAGGATATAGAATCCAGATTGTTGGATCACATTGGTTCTGGTGACGAAGCCCGGTATAAAACGTTGGCATTTCATTTGGTAAGCGAGATTCATCACGGGCAAATTAAGACGAAGGATGATGTTCATAAGTGGTATGAAAGGAGTTTGGCTGCTTTTCAGGCCAATGATTTGGATGATCACATTATAGATTCCACAATTGATCTTTTGCTTAAATGTAGGGCGATTAAAGAAGAGGATGGAAATTATAAGGTGACCGTGATTGGCACGATATCTTCTTTGTTTTATTATAGTCCTTTTGATGTTGCCGATTTGAGAAGAAATTTCAAGAGGTTATTTGATACCGGTCTTGAAGATAATGATCTTCAAGTGTCAATGGCGTTGGCCAATGTGGAAAATCTTCGCATGGGCATTGTCAGCAAAGGGGAGCGAGAAGATATGGCTGCCTTTAAATCGAAGGTTCATAAAGCAAGTGGCAAGTGGGAATATGAAGACCCAGAGATCAAAGGTGGGTTTGCTTATTTCTGTTTGATGAATGGTTTGAATGCGGGCAATGCGGTTGGTGCGTCTCGCACATTACAGTGGGATTTCCCACGGTTGGTCCAAGTCTTGCATGCCTTAGATCAGATGAATTGTAAGTGGGGAAAGAAAGATTGGTTTAATATTCTTAACATGCGTATGACTTATGGCGTTAAGCCTCATCTAATCCCCTTATGTACCATTCCTGATATTGGCAAAGTAAGAGCAGAGCGGTTGTGGAATGCTGGGGTTCGGTCAATAGGAGATGTTGCACGCAATCAAAGTAAAGTGCAGTCTGTGTTGAATATGAAGAAGGACAGTATTGATAAGATTTGCAATGCTGCAAAAGAAAAGCTTGTGGTGGAATCACTAATTTCTTCTTAATTAGTATTTCTATTTTTTCTCATTTTTTTTAGTTTCTGAGATACACGATATCGAATTATATGATTCCTTTGCGCCAGATACTTTCTTTTATTCAGGCGGAGTTTTCCGTTACTGAGAGACCAAATAGCCCCTGATAATCTTAAAGTACCTGGGCATGTGATTTCTGCAAGATGGCAATTACAACAGGGTTCAGAGGATCTGACTTCGATTCTAATTATATCTCCATCAGAAACATCTATAGGCAGGTATTCGCCCTGGCCGGATTCCGAAGTGGTGACAATGACTTGCATGGGGCCACACTCTGGCGGGCCGCCTGTGCCGGTAGGGCCGGTGATCGTACCGTCCCCCACAATGGTGATATCACATTCTGATGATACCAAGAAGCAGCAGCCATTAAAACGAATGGCAACGCCTGCTTCGTCACAGGGGATAGAGCAGTTCGGTCCCTGGCCACTTCCCCCGTCAGACGATGGTGATGTTGATCCCCAGGCAGGATGTGATAGCGTAGATACAAAATCAGTAGAGGTGTCTAGCATAT